AAATACATCAAGCTCTTTGAGGCCTCTAATAAAAAGTTTTGAAATGCCCTCAGAATATCCTACGCGACCAACCATATCCAAGTCGGTTGTATTTAATTGGAGTTGGTTAATGAAATCCATAATATTGAGAGCGTCTTTGCATTGTTCGTTTAAGAAAAAGTTGAGGTTAAAATTGTTGTTGTTTGTATTATTAGTTGTATTGTTAATTGTTTTTCCTTCTTTTGCAATCTCTAATATTTGTTGTTGTAGTTTTTGATTTTCTTTATTTTGTTCTATTAAAAGTTCATTTTGTTCTATTAAAAGTTCTTTAAACTCTTGATTTTGTTTTACGATTTCAAGAATAAGGTTGTATGACATGTCAAGTTGAATTGCATTTGTTGTAACTGGTTCTTGAACATTGCATGTTTTTTTATGTTTCCACAATCCATTTCTTGAATTGTACTCTTTTCCACATGCAGAGCACATTAAAAAGCAACTTTTTGCAACTTTTGAGTCACCTGTGTCTCCTTTTTGATTTTTTATATGTTTTACAGTCAAAAGATGTTTATCAAAACTACTTTTTTTACATGTAATATAGTCACAGCAAGAACAACTAAACAGTTTAGCAACTTTATGTAAACTTTCTGTCACCATTTGTTTCTATATATAGCTAACATAAAAGTTGCCTAAACCTTTTTCCCAAAAAATAATAAAAAATTTATCATAACATTTTTTGGATTAAAAAATTTGCATTAAGAGCATTATGGTCTAAATTAACTTTTTAGAAATTTAGAGTTTGGTAAAATCCCCAGGTTTTGGGAAATTGGACATTTTTTTTGTCCATTTTTGGATTTCTCGAACACTTTTGCCAAACAAGAAAATCCCAGAAATAGATATTATCTTTAAAGTAACTTAAAGAAATGTACCGACCGGCTTTAAGTTACTTTGAAATATATTATTTTTGTACGGTGAATAAAAAAATTGATTATAAAATTTGAAAACTTTAACCTTGAAAAAAGCCCAGGAATGTTGACACAAGTCTTAGTTCTATGTCTGTTGGTTGTGTGTCTTCTGCCACTCGGCAGCGGACTACCCATAGTCATATCTCGCAATGGTGGCAGAAGCCGACGGCGGCGAGAGAGATACATCATGGAAGAAAAATGGCGTGTTAATACCTGTTCTGTTGCGCGCCTAGTAAATCCGGATATAAAACTTGGGGAATGTCCCATCATCACAAATGAATATAAACAACTGTACACGAGAGATTCAGTTTCCTCTTTGAAGAATTATTACAGGGGCAAATGTGACATACCTTATATCCCAAAGCGCTACCCATTAGGCGAGTATATTGGCTCGTTCTTGGGAATAATCTTTACGTTGTTAGCGTCTGTCACCATTATAACTACAGCGCTTGTTTTCATTATGGAAATATATTCCAGAGTTGTAAATCTTGCCGCCTTCATGCTGAGGACCAACCACTAGAACCTGCTCCTGTGCGTCTTTAAGTTGTTTTGACGGAATATTCTTTTTGGGCCATTCGGCGTCGCATTTTCGGCCAGGACTCGTAGCTTTCTTGGAACTTTTCAAACGCCTTGTCGTATTCATCGCTATCTTCTAACAAACCACTCTTTTCTAGCTCTTCGCACTCAGGAGATGAGGAAAAGTCTTGTTCCATCTGTTCCCAATATGGGTCATATGGATTATCATCAACATACTTGTCACACTGTTCGCAACATCCAACATCTTCAACATCTTTGTAATCTCCGATGTAGTTTTTGCAATTAGGTAGCCCACCGCGGCATTTTTTTTTATACACGCGCTTTTGCTTTTGTTTATGCTCCATATCAAATTTGCATTATTTGATATAAAGTTATAAGAATCAATTTTTATTATTTTGTTTTTTCTAGAGGAATTTTATTAGTAGTCGTATTTTTTTCTTCTATTTTTTGAAGGGCATATTGCCCACAAGGACCACAATGGTCTTCATTTGACAAATCTACTTTTTGATTCGTTTTAATATTGCAGTAGTCTATGTTCCATCTTCCCACTGGTTTTGGCAACTCTTTAGGCAGTAATTTTTTTATAATTGTTGTTAGGTATTTCATAATATATAACAACTAGTCTTATTTTTAAGTGTTTTTATTTTGTTTTATAGAATGGTCCACTTAGTGCTTGCGGTGTTTGCGAGTTTTACCACCCATCTTGGGCATAAAGCTAGATAAGCCCTTTCTCTTGGAGTAACGGTTTTGAGCGGCCCATAATCCAAAAGGCACTAAAGCAGTGCTGAGGACTTGACCCCAGTAGCCACCTTTCTTGGTGCGGCGTCTCTTGCCACCAATAAGGGTTCCGGAGTTTTGAGGTAAAGACGCCGGAATTGTGGCGTTTTGGCCTTGAATACCAACAATTTCGTTTCCATTAGGCAAGTTTGCTCCAGTAAACACACGGTCGTATTGCTGGTCACCAGTTCCGTTAACCGCGAAGCCAAAACTGGCAGCGCTAGAATATTGCCCAGGGGAAGGCGCAGATTGGCCTCCACGACGCTTGCGGCGTCTACCACCGGCTAAAGCCATAGACGCGGCTCTAGCTCTGCTTCTAGAAAGATTTAAGCTTTGCTTTCTCTTGCGAGAACCACCAGAGCTTGTTGTCAAAGGATTAGTCATTGAACTTGAAGTAGTGCTCATTATATAGAATAATGAGAAAAAATATTAAAAAATTTTTGAAATCAAACTTTTATTACGCAACATTAAAATCAGCAAAGTTAAAATTGCTAAAATCATTACAAAAATTAAAAACACAAGAAACAATGTAACATAAATATATGGTTTAACAAAATCAAGTATCATTTGAATTATTGGACTACAAAAGGTCTTCAATTCGGTTTTTATGTCTTCTCTCTTTAATATGTCTAAACATTGTTGAATAATAGGCTCCTTCATCACTTTTATATTATACAAAAACAAATACAAAATAATTTGCAAAAAGAAAACAAAATAAAACTATTCCCAGATTTGCGTGTTATTATAGTATAATTTTTCTTAAGAACAACTAATGGAGAATATTTTTCAACCAAATGACAAGTTTGATTTTTCTTATTTATCTTTAGCACATCCCACTGGAATTCAGGGAGGTGCATACTTTACAAAAATACAAATGCATAACAAACCTCTTTACATTGAGACTCCAAAATCATTGACTAGACAGGGGTTTGTTAAGAATGGAAAAAAAATTTATTGTGATTTAATGTTTGATAACAATGACCAAGAGTTCATACACTGGTTAGAAAACCTTGAAAATAAATGCCAAGAACTAATACACAACAAAGGTGAATCGTGGTTTGAAAATAAACTGGAAATGAATGACATTGAAAGCGCATTTTCGTCTCCCATAAGAATATATAAATCTGGAAAATATTATTTAGTAAGAGTTAATGTTAAAATTAATTACAATACAAATATACCTAGTATTAAGATTTACAACGAAAATGAAACCCCTATTACGATAGATGATGTAACCGCAGAGAATTATATGATATCTATTTTGGAAGTTCAAGGCATAAAATTTACAAGCAGAAATTTTCAAGTTGAGATGGAACTTAAACAGGCCATGGTATTAAGTAGCGAAAAAATCTTTGAGAGTTGTTTGATTAAGACAAGTTTAAAAAACAATTTAAAGCCGGTTACTCAAGATGAAAATTTAGTTTTGAAAGTAACAACTATGGAAAATTTAGAAGAACCAGAACCAGAACCCGTTTTAGAATCATTACAAGTTTTAGAAACACCCCCCGTTTTTTCTCAACCACAATCATTTAGTGAAAGTTCCAATATTGAGGCGGTTGAAAAACAAGACGGCGTTGAAAGTCTAGAAGAATCTTTAAAGAATGAAGATAGTTTGGATTTTAATTTAACAGAAGTAAATCTTGATTCTGATTTAGATAATTTAGAAACAATTACACTTAAAAAACCAAATCAAGTTTATTATGAAATTTATAAGAGTGCAAGGAAAAAAGCCAAGGATGCAAAGAGAACTGCCATCATGGCTTTTTTAGAAGCAAAAAATATTAAGAAAACTTATATGTTGGACGATTTAGATGATAGTGAAGATAGTGAAGATAGTGATATGGATATTGATAATTTATCTGAAGAAGATTTAGATAGCGATTTAGAAAAAGAAACAACGAAAGATTAATGTTTAGAATAAACTAATTAAACTGTATTCAAAAAAATATTTTATCAGGTAATTTTATATAATGAGCAGCACTTTAAAAAAGCTATGGTCCGATTATGGTATTGGCGCTCTTGTCGTCTTATTGATAGTTGCATATGGTGTTAGTGTTTTTGCAAAATACTTAACTTCCAAGGGCATGTATGGGTCAGAATCAATGGACTCAAACATCAACTCCGCTTATGCCGGAGCTGGTTCTGGTTCAGGCAGAGGCTCTGCCCCTTCAGGTCCTCGTCCTTCTGAGGCTTTAGGCCAAAATGAAGTTTTCGCCTCTGTTAAGGGAATCGCCACCCCCAACATCGGTGTCCCCACTTCTTGCTCCAAGTCCAACATCCAAAATCCCTCTGATTTGTTACCCAAAGACACCAACGGTGAGTGGGCTCAGTTGAACCCCTCTGGAAAGGGTGAGCTCGCCAATATTAACTTGTTGAAGGCTGGTTACCACATTGGTATTGATACCATTGGCCAAACCTTGAGAAACGCCAACTTGCAAATCCGCTCCGAGCCCCCTAATCCTCAGCTCTACGTTGGCCCTTGGAATCTTTCCACCATTGAGCCCGATTTCATGAGACCTCCTCTTGAGTTAGGTTCTGGTCCTCAATAAATTTGTATTTCATCACTTTTGACATTATTTAACATTTAAAATATATAATAACACCATATTATATGTTTAATAGTTTATGGAAAAGTGAAATTTTAACCTATGTAATAATTGGAGCTATTCTACTTATATGTCTAAAAATTTATTCAGAATCAGAGTTGTTTAGTTTAAAATGTGTGATATCCACAGTAGATGGCAATAAATATTGCGTAAGGGATAGAACACAAATAAATGAAGCTGCGGATTTGTTGGCACAAGTTACCAAAAAATGCAAAGAGTTAGTTAGTTATGTTGGAAAAAAATATCCAGATGACCCAGACGTAAAACGCCTAGTAGAAGGATTTAATCCTCATAAAATATCCGAGACGCTTCCAACAAGTGAATTGACAGCTTATAGCGAAAATAAGGGAGAGAAATTGGCATTCTGTTTAAGCAAATCAAAAAACAGCGTTACACTTATTGATATGAATACACTTACATTTGTTGCGTTGCATGAATTAGCTCACATTATGACAACATCGGTGGGACACAAACAAGATTTTTGGCAGAATTTCAAATTCTTATTGGAAAATGCAAAAGCCGCCAATATTTATCAACCGATTGATTACAAAAAGAATCCACAAGGTTACTGTGGTATGACTATAACTGATAACCCATATTATGATTTGTAATTATATATTTTAATAACATAATATATATATAATTAATGGCTGAAGGATATAATGGTATCTGTCCTCCAAATAATAATATTATTTCTCATTTTAAAGGATTAATAGATGAGGATAATGCTGCAAAGACCGAGTTATTTTTGAATAATTTAAAAAAAAATTTTTTAAGCAATTATCTTTTTGAGAGAAACTCTTCTTTAGGATATGCATGCGAAAATGAAAAATTTAATGCTGCATTGAAATTGATTGAAATTGGATTGCGTGAACCAGAAGAAGTGGATTTAGGTGAAGCGGATACTTATGGAAGAACACCATTAATATTCTGTTGTAGTAGTGAAGATGAAATGGCAGCTGTGGTTGTAAAAGAATTGTTAAAAGGTGACTGCAAACCACGTGCAACATATGGCGACCAAAAATCTGCACTAATGCGTGCGTGTGATTATAAAGAAGACGCAAGTTTATTAATACTTAATGAATTATTAGAATTTGATTATAATCTAGGTTTTCAAGTAGATAGTCGGGAGGAAAGTGGTCTTATCTATTTGTTTGATTATCGTAGTAATCAAGATAAACAGTTTTTCTTGCATAACAAATTATATATTAAAGTTGCAGTAAAATATTTAAGATTATATTATATTAAAAATCCGGAGGATAATAACTTTAAACAAATTATGAATTTAATTTGTAATGATGCAGAGGTAAGAAAGGCATTTAGCACTCCACTACTTAAAGTGTCAATACCAGGAAGTAAACAAGGAATTGACTTGAATAATTACTGTTTAGCCCCTATGCCAGCAACCGAGTTTGCAATTGCTCCACCAGTAGCATCAATAGAATCAGTTCCTAAAACTCGCAGAAGATTGGAGCTTGATATTCCAGAAGCCGAAGAGCTTCCTCTTGGTGTAGAAATCCATGAAAGAGGTGTTAGTCCCGGCGGAAGATGGGTTTCTGCAGAACAGGCACAAAGATATGTAAGACTTTATCCTCCTGGAAAAGGTCCTAATGACGGTCCTGGAGGTGGTCCAGCTGGCGGAAAAAAACGCAAGACAATAAAGAAGAGAGGGCTTAAATGCAATAAAAATAAGACATCAAGACGACGAATTCGGTAGAATAACAATTACAACATTTAGTATTATTTATTAATTAAAATAATACTAAGAGTATATATATGACAACAAATCACAATTCAATTTATAAAGTACACCATTTAATAGATAAAGAAACAACCAAGGCAATCTATGTGTTTTACGGAAATAATTTAGATATTCCAAAGCCAGAAGAACTATTTAAGAGAGACCCAAAAAACGCTGCATTTATAGACCCAAGCACTAAATTGCCAATATTTAATGATTCTGAACTAGCAAAAATTCAAGACGCCAGCAATCCAATTGATGTAAAATTCCTTAAACAACAAATTCATTTTGACGATTCAATTGCCGCTATAAAATTAAAAATAGTTGAATCAAACTCAAATGCTTTTTCAATAGAGCAAATTTACTTATTCTGCATGAAAACAGAAATTCTTAATGCCACAAACATATATCAAACTCTTACACAAAAAAATAGATTAGAGTTGACAAAGATAAGATTGGACCAGTTTTTTTTGAATGTTCACGATGAAGCCGGAAATTCAATTGTCTCTCAACTACCAAGCAAAGAAATATACACATATGATGATATTTTGGAATTAAATTTAGCAAATAAGCAACTGTTAGTTTCCAAAGTCTTGGGACAAAAGTTTTTTATAATTGAAAATGAATATCCATTTGTATGCAATCCATTTGATGTTTTAGCTTATGACCCATTTATTGAGAGAGCTGCCAGAAAATCTCTCACAACATTAAATAGTCATTTATTATTAAACAACGGTGGAATACTTGATAATAATATTTATTTATGCTTGGCTGAAGACGTTTTGCTCAAGGCAAATGAAAAGGGACTTCCAGAAGATATTACAACTACTATATATTATCCATTTTTACAGAAACATGAAATAAATTCCTACAATGAATTGCAAGACAAGAAATTTTCTCTCGTTGATGAGAATAAAAAGCTCTTAACAAAGAATACCTTGGATACTTTTGAAAGCATCAATATGTTTTATGATGTTTATAAATACAGAAAAGAAACAACAAAATATAAGTACAAGAGTAGTGGAATACAATTTATTAAATTTACCATTCGTCCCGAGTTTTCAATAAAAATTCCATTGGATGTAATATTTAAAATTATACATGCAACAGAAGCAAATCCTCTCATAAAATATAACCCATCGGTAAAGTTAGAAAAAGTGTATCGTCTTTATGCAGATAAAATATCAACAGATGGGCGTAAAATTCCTTTCCTTGCAAAAGCCAATATTTTCAAGTTAATGAAAGATATTGGAAAAACAAAATCAGTAACAGTTTATATTAATAGTGTTGCTGATGCTTCTCTCTTAACTTGCGAGTTTGAAGAGAATGGAAATATATCCGTGTCTGGAGAGTTTGATAAAATTGTAAGCATTTCGGATGTTGATGCAATTATTAAAGCCAATGTAAATCCAATAATTCAAGAGGTTAAAAATTATTTAGAGCAAAGTGGATACACAATTCAGTTATATGAGAGTATATACAACGATAATGTGTCTGTTAAACAATTGAATTATCAATCAAACATTGAAATTACAAAACCAATTAAAATGAATGATTTTATTGGATGCATAACAAGTGCTTTTGTAATTGAAACAAAAGACATAAAAGCCAAGACGGGCATTAATATGAGATTTAAACGCGTTTCAAACTTTAATAAATTTACAAGTCAAGAGGCGTTTGTTATTGAACAAGCGAATCAAAAAGATGGATTAAAAGGAGACGAGATAGTTTTGGCATTAATAGAAAACTATAGAATGAATGAAGGTGATGCGCGCAGTTTAGTTGCCAAGTTGGCGAGTGAGTTGCAAGTTGAACGCGGTGTAAAAAGGAGAGATATTGAGATTAAATCAAATCCTGGTTTCAAAACAACAATTAAATTAAACAGCATAACTAGTACCATAACAATAAATGTGGAGAATATTAATGATATTTATTATTTAGAGACTATACCCATTTATTTGGACTCGTTTATTCGTTTAACTCAGGATAAAGCTAGCACGCTTGTCCCAACAAAACGCATTAATTCATTATGTTCTACAGATGAACGGGTTGAGGTGGTAATAGAAGACATAATAGCGCCGGCGGAAGAGGCATTCCCGGAGCAAGAAATTCCAGTTGTTGAAAGCGATGATATGGATTTTGAAGACTTCAGCGAATATGTTAAAGGCGTAGAAGAACTTAAAGAACCAAAAGTGAAGAGTGCGTTAGATTTAATTTATGGAGATGAAGATGAAGATGATTATGAAGATGAAGAAGAACCAACTGGTCACGGCATAAGAGGCGGACAATCATCGTCAGTTTCTGGCGAGTTTATTGAAGACATGAAATTGCCTAGCAGCTCTGACGATGATAAACCTCCGTCTCCTCCTCCTCCTAAAAAGAAAGTAACTATTGCAGCAGTTCCAAAACCAAAATTTAAAATTGAATCACCAGAAGAAGAAGAAACTGTGAGAGATATAGTTGGTATGCGTTTAAAAAATCCATCACCATTTGCATCTAAAATGTATGAATTGGACCCAGTTTTGTTCTTAAAAGAGGATAAGGGAAAATTTGGCAGATATTCGCGAGTTTGTCCATCATCTGCAATGAGACAACCTGTTTTAATTACAGAAGAAGAAATGCAAGAAATGAAAAATGAAGATTATGAAAAAGTTATTAATAAATATGGAAAAGAAAAGTTTGAGTCATTTCCCAAAGAAAAACAAGACGAAATAATTAAAGCAGAAAGTTTTTTGAGAGACGGAGATGTAATTAAATATGGTTCAACTCCTGATAAAAAATATTATTATACTTGTCCCAGATATTGGTGTTTGAAAACAAATAGACCAATTGACCCATCTGAAATGGTTGACGTATTAGATAAAAAAACTGGAAAAATGGTAAAGCGACATCCAACATGCGGTGGCATAATTTCAGAGGACGAAACAGAAATCAAAAATGACGGCAATTATGTATATGAATTTTTTGACTCAGCTGAGCACGGCACTCGCGAAAAATATAAAAAACACTTTCCAGGATTTTTGGCAAGCAAAAAACATCCAGATGGATTATGCATTCCGTGTTGCTTTTCAAAATGGAATACTCCTGGACAAATTGGACGACGCAAAGAATGCGCGGAACGTGATGCCGAAAAAGAGGAACAAGGCAAAGCCGAAGATGCATCAAATAAACCAAAAATTGAAAAACAAAAAAAGGAACAAGACGAAGAGGAGGTTATTGAAAAGGATAATTATGTCAAAGGTCCTGAAAAATTTCCATTAGATTCAGGGCGTTGGGGCTATTTGCCTGTTAGCATGCAGAACTTCTTTCAAGAAGCAAGTTCAACTTGTCAAGTCAGTAAAACAAATACAAACATTAAACCAAATCACACTTGTCTTTTGAGACACGGGGTTGAATTTAGTAATAAACAATCATTTATTGCCTGCATAGCAGATGCAAAATATTATGCGGAAACTATGAATATTCCTAGCATTGCTGATATGAAAAAAATTATTATAGACTCATTGAATCTTGATGAGTATATTACATATCAAAATGGAAATAATGTATCAGGGTTTTCAGTTGATGATGATGCAATCTTGGATAAAATTGATATCAAAAAATATTCCTCTTCAAAGCTCTATAATAAAATTTATAACTCTGGGAAACCAGTTGTTCCATCACAAGATAAATATTTTAGAAGGGTTGTAGCTTCATTTGAAAACTTTATAGCATATCTAGCGAATGATAGCGAGGAGATTGATTATACTTATTTATGGGACATTATCTGCAGACCAAATCCCGGAATTTTCTCCAAGGGTTGCAACTTGATTATTATGGAGATAGTAAATAATGATATTACGAATAATGTTGAACTAATATGCCCCACAAATCATTATTCAAGCGAAGTTTATAATCCTTCAAGACAAACATTATTTATTGTAAAGATTGATAACTTGTATGAACCAATATATGCCTATGAAAATAGAGAGAAAGCAATTAAAGTAACAAAGTTTTTCAGCGAACATAGCCAAATTTTATCTTCTAATATGCGAGCAATATTTCAAAAGATTATTAGACCCATTTTACGCGAAATATGTTCTCCTTTGCCAAGCATGCCAACGGTCTATAAATTTAAACATCCTATTCTGCTTGAAAAGCTTGTAAGTGTTCTTCAAAACAAAGATTACACTGTAGAAAAACAAATATTAAATTATCAAAGCAAGGTCATTGGAGTCATTGCAAATAAAAATGGCGTTTCTGGTTATATACCTTGTTATCCGGCCGCATTTGACCAAACAATTCCCAATTTTGTTTTTATGAATGATGATAGCATATACAACACTTATGACAAAACTATAAAGTTTTTAACAATGGTTTATAAGGACACCAAGGGCGTAGTCCCCACAAATCCTGAGTTGAAGATATTAGAAGATGAACATGTGGTTGGCGTATTAACAGAAACAAACCAATTTATTCAACTGTCTAAACCAATTGCTATTTCATCTGTAAAAGATTCAATTCCTGTTATAAAAGATAACAATTATGTAGTAAACAGAAATGCAAAGCCGATAGTTTCAGCAGAGTCTTACATATCAAGTACAGATGCAATTGACACTGAACGTGAGGCTTATATTAAAAAAATTAAATTGGAAACAAACTTTTATAATGTTTTTAGAAATACAATTCGCATTTTATTGAATGACTATGAGAATATAACTTTGAGAGAAACGATAGAAAAAGAACTTAATGCGTCATATGTGTTATATTCTGCAAAGCTGCACAAGGTTATTGATTATTTAAAAACGTTAGTTAAAGATACAATTGTTTTTTCAGACAATTACGATTACAATTTAATAAACTCTGTTTCAACGTGCGTTACATTGCCAAGTGACAAGTGCAATTCAAAAAATCCCGTGTGTTCATTTACAACGGGGAAAAAATGTCAATTAATAATTCCAAAAAACAATTTGTTAAATGATAAAAATAGCAATGAGATTATTTACTTTGGAAAAATGGCAGACGAGTTAATAAGATATAGTAGAATCAAGACTTTTATATTTCAGCCTCAAACCTATCTATCTTTTGGAGCTTTAGGATACAACCTTAGAGAGAATGAAATAATTGTAATTCAATCTTTATTAACCAAGGATTATTTTGATGGTTTAGTTCCAGAGGAAATAAACAAGTATGTAAGATATAATAGTTATGATAATGCAGAACCCAAGATTTCTCAAGTGTATGACAATACCTTTGAAATAAATAAATCATTGAATATAACAGTTCAAAAGGATGAAGAAAGAGAGAAAAAAGAGGAAGCTGAGAAAGAAAAATGTACACCAAAAGCAACGCATATATCCTCCAAAATATGGAAGGATGTATTGCCAACCGGATTTAGAGAATTGTATTATAATGATGATAGTGACATAAACTGTGGGTTTCAAATGTTATCAAATATAATTTATAAATTTACGGGAAATAAATTAAACAAGAATGAAATTAAAGCTGTATTAGATGAGGAATATAGTAAATATTTTGCTGCGTATGGTTCGCAAATATTAGACATTTTAATAGCAGAGGGTAAAAAAACGCAGGGAACAAGAGTAAAAGCCAAAACTCTTTCATTTCAGGATTTTATTTACTTGGATGACTACTTTATAACTAATTTGGATATATGGGTAATAATGAAAAAATACAATATACCATCAATTATTGTTGCTACAAAGCCAATTATTATTACAAACCGCTTAAAGAACTTTTTGGTCCTTTGCGGAACTCCTCCGGATGATTTTGTCTTTATTTATTCTCCAGCTCTTCGTTCGGAAAATATACCAAAATATAGTGTAATAATTTCAAAAGACGACAAAATACAACATTTCTTAGACGTTATAAAAAATGATGAAATTAAACAAGAGATTGTAGATTCAATTGCGAATAACTTTACGTTAGAGAAAATGTTTCAAACTTTTACAAAGAAAACGGTAGTTAAAGCAAAACCTAAGCTTACTGGTAAAATTATTGTAGAAGAGTCCTCCGAAGAAGACGTTCCAGTTGTGTCTGTTGTGCCAGTTAAAGAAAAACAAAGCAAGAAACAAAAAGCTACAGTAATAATTGCAAAAACTAAAACAAAAAAGTTGAAGCCAAAGTTTTCTGTAGAGGAATAAACAATAACTTATATTTTATTAAATTTAATGCAGGAAAATAGGCCACAAGAGCTTAATATTGTTGTTGTAAATAATAATAAAACTTGGATAGAATGGATAGGTGCATGGCTTTCATGGTTTATGTATGCAACTATAAAGTTTGTTCCTTTTTAAAGAGTTTAAAAATATGTTACTGATTATATTCATAACATGTTTCGCACAGTAAGACACGGTACATTTAAAAACTTTTATAGTACTATGCCCCAATTTAACAATAACAATGGTGGAGGCGAAGACCCAAAGTTATTTTATATAATTTTACTAGGGTTTACAATATACTCAGTTAATAAACTATTGAAATAATGTTTATGAGATAGATAAGTCATCATCTTTTTCTTCTTCTTCTTCTACATACTCATAATCACTGTCATTGGTTTCTTCTTGAATTATAGCAACATGTGGTTGATGTTCATTATTATACCATTCTCCGCCAAGAGTAGAGTCGTCATTACTGTCAAATGAAGGAGATGGGATTCTATCTGGAGTTTGAAATTGGTGAATCGCATAGGTTGTAAAACTAGAAAATCTTATAGTAGATAGATTGTGGTTTAAAGATTCAAGTCTATTAGACTGCATTCCTATGTTATATAAATCTACTAGGTCATTATTATTCAATTGTTTTTTATAAAAATTAATATGTTTCAAGTCAAATTCTACTCTTGTGTGTCGTTTTCCAAATATGTCTTTATTAAAACGAATATATTTCCTTCCAAATAAAGGGTTAAAATTGCGGAATCGCATAAGTTTTCTTCTTAGTGTATATTCAGCATTACATTGTTTATATGTTCCATTTGTTGCATATAAACTAATATAATACAAATGTAAATATGGTTTCATAATGTTAATTAATTTGTCTCGCGGAAATTCATCATCAATTATTATTTTTCTTGTAATGCGACGATAAGTTTCCCACATCTCCTTAAAAATTGGATAAAGAGTGTCGTGATGCGAGTTGTATATAAAATTTTTAACATGTTCGTTAATAATATTAAACTCATAATCATAATGAAACGTTGTTGCTGAGAAACTAGATAAGAAAAATCCATGAAACAATTCTGGAATAATATAAGCATTCCATCTCAAGAAAAAATAAATATTATACAAACATGTCTCGCTTAAAATAACATTATTATACGGATTTTTTGAAACAATCATATCAGGAACAAACCCTATACAGTGCGATAAGTTGCTATTAATAATATTTATCAAATCTCTGGCAGAAAAATAGTATTTTAGATTATTTTGAAATAGGATAAAGACATTAGATTTTTTGGGGTTCAAGTCATTCATGCATAAGTCTGTATTTATTTGAACTTTTGCTTTTTTAAATTTGTAGATGTGTGCCAACTTGGCGAATCCGCAATATGTCTTTTGAAATCCTGAAAAATCTGTCAATAATTCTTGTGCCATAGTTTCAGACATAAATGGGTTTACAATAAGTTTTTTTAATTCATTAAACTTTTTATAAGTAAATTCGTCATCATCATCAGCAGCGTCTACAAGTATTTGCAATATGTAGTAGTAAAAAAAACCTGCAGCTGTTGTTTTATTATTGTATTTATTGTCGTGTACATATTGTAAAAATTCCAAAGAATTAGTGCCATTATTTTTTGTTAAATTAAAAACTTTATCTTGACCATAATATTTTTGTATAATGGTTTGAAATGCATTCATTTATTATAGTTGTAATTAATTATTTATATTATATTTTAATCATAAATAATTATTGAGGTTTTTAATATTTTTAGAATCCGGGATTGTAGTCGTTGTCTTCACCCAAATCAGCTGTCTTGATGGTTGATACATTGTTTTGAATGGTCAACTTGTTACTACTGCATGCATCATCTGGGTCCTCAAGACCACCCATCATCTTTTCAATTGCCAATTCATCATCAGGCTTCTCATAAGCAACAACATTTTCAAGTTTTCTCATTTCCTCCAAGTCCAACACAACTTGGAATGCATTTGTTCCATACAAACCCTCCTGACCACACATAACATTTGCAGAAACGCCGCGCATAATATCCAATTCTGCATGTCTTGCAGCCTTTAAGAACATCTCTGGAGTCTCCTCAAAAGATGCCTTGGCAATTGGACCAATGTTGTCATTATTAATACCGTGCCTGAAAATGGAAATCAACTTGTTGGTAAATGTCATTCTGTCACACAACATACACAAGTGGTGGTAATTGATATATGTGCCATCAAACTCAATGACTTCTGCCAACTCATTATAAATAGTCTGTCTAGCAGCTTCAATACCAAAGACATCATAAACTTCAATAATATTGTTACTGAAAGTTCTCCTGGAATCAATGTAATCAAGCGCCAAAACATCCAATATATTTGTTCCAACAGTATCTAGAACCCAGATGTCCTGCTTCTTGTAAGAACCCATGGTTTCAACCACGTTGTCCTTGATTTTTCTAAGAATAACCTTGTTAATGTTCTTGATTCCGCGAATCACAATGTTTTGCAACAACTGTTCTTGGAAATTCTTGAGCAAATAGATTTGGTCAGACTGGTCAAGAGGATTTACCTTGGCCTTCTTTGCAGCACCTTTTCCAGTTCCTTGCTTCAAGATGTTGTTCATTCTAATGCGAAACACCAACTTGTCGGAATTGTAGTCGGTATAAACGCATGAAATATCATCTCCATAACTGTTCTTTAGGACAAAATTGACATCATCCATAGTAATATTTTTTTCCAACATAACTTCGGGGTTCATTTCCATGCGAATAATCCATTTGGACCTTTCGTTGGTGTCTTCGCTAACGGTAGCTTCCATGCATTCATCAACCATTGTTTCAAATGCTCGGTATTGTTGCATAGTGGTTTCATCTTGATTAATCAGCGTGTTCATGTCATCCGGGTCAAAGCAAATTTCAACTGAACTCACCATTTCTTGCAATTTGGTGTGTTCCAACATATACATAATACCTTGAGCCTTTTCGCGGTCCTTTTCATCCTCCTGTTTCAAATAAACAGTGAGCGAAGGGTTCTTGGGTTCTGCGGACAAGGACAAGATTTCCTCAATTCTTGGCACACCACGAGTAACGTTAGACTTTGACGCTACACCAGCAAAATGGAAAGTGTTGAGAGTCATCTGTGTTGTGGGCTCACCAATGCTCTGCGCCGCAATCATTCCCACCATTTCACCGGGAGCAACAATTGCGCGCTTATACATTAGAGTAATCGTGTCCAACAGTAGGGTCAATGAGGCGCGGTTGAAACGCTTTACAATTAACAAATCTTTAGGAGACAAGTTGAAATAATAAAGTGTCTTGAAAAGCTCAGTGGGTGGAGCGCAACGAATCTTTTCCAAGTTGTCATAATTTTCCTCAATCATCTTGAATGCCTCAAGTGGTGTAATATCAACAATTGAATTGCCATTAATGTTTTGTTGTCCAATAATGTTGTTAATAATAAAAGCAAATGCTACGGGACAATTCACAACACTATCACCCTTATACTTGAAAACATTCTTGACAATGCTGTTGCGACGTTCAATCATCATGTCTGTGTATTTCTTGCACTTATCTTGAGTATCTTTGAACTCTTTCTTGAATTTGCTCATGGTATTCTTCACAAAGAACTGAGAAAGCATCTTCATTTTATTAGCCTCGTCGGGAATATTGAAGTGAGCATAAATGTCTTGCACGCTCATGGATACCAAAGGAATGGATTGATTCTCCACCTTCACTGGGTCAATGCCGTCGTCTCCATATGAAAACTCAACAACCTTTCCCTTGTTAGTACGGACTGTCATGTCATAAGACACCATTAAATCCTCAAGACCCTTGATAAGTCTACGCTGGATGTAACCAGTAGTAGAAGTTTTAACTGCTGTATCAATAAGACCAACGCGACCACCCATGGCGTGGAAGAAGAGCTCTTGAGGAGACAAACCATTAATATAAGAACTCTCAACGAATCCACGAGCGCCAGGCGTATCATCAAACTTGGTAAAGTGGGGCAGAGTTCTGTGGTCAAACCCATAAGGAATGCGTTTTCCGTCCACGTTTTGTTGACCCAAGCAAGAAATCATGAATGAGATGTTCAAGTCACTGCCCTTTGACCCTGCATTGACCATGGTAACAAAGCGGTTGTCCTTGTTTAAGCTCTTAAGACCAATTTTACCGGACTCGGAAGTAGCTTGATTAAGAATATTATTGACTTGCGTCTCAAACTCCTCTTCATTCGTCTTGCCGGTATTGTTTTCAAAGACACCAATTTGCGTTTGGTCAATGAGATTCTTAACATCATTCTTCTTCTTATCAATGACTGCAATAATTTCCTTGTTGGTCTTATCATCTGATAGCAAATCACTAATTCCAACACTGAAAGAGCTTGTCTTCAAATATTCCGTAATAATGTTTTGCAGGTCATCAATGAAGTTAGCGGATGCCATATTGCCGTAGTCATTGCAAGTGCGATGAATAAGTCCCTTTGTTCCAGCACCAAGAACGCTCTTTTCCATTTGACCGCGAACATAACGACCGTTGACAATTTCCAAAATATTATTAGAGTCGTCAGGTTTTTCGCTATCATTAAAGAGCTTTGTCTTGTATTTCAATGAAATGGGAGGAAGAATTTGAGACAAAATGTCAAAGTTGGAAATCATACCGGTTCCGTTCTCAGCCTTTTCCAAAAGCTTATTCACGTCTACACGCTGAAACATCATAAGCAAATTCATTGCCTCGCGAGGAGTAAAACGAATATTTTCTCTTGTAAAACGATAACATCCTAGAAGTGAATCCTGGAAAATGCCAATGATAGACGAATTATTGGCAGGACTAATAATCTGGTATGGAACTGCAGCCAAGTTCTTCAACTCAGAGTCAGATTCCGTGTCTTGAGGCATGTGAAGATTCATCTCATCACCGTCAAAATCAGCATTGTAAGGCTTAGTGTCTGCGACGTTCATTCTAAAAGTGTCTCCCTGGTGCATAATTTTTGCAATGTGACACATCATACTCATTCTGTGAAGAGTTGGTTGACGGTTAAAGAGAATGGGGTCTCCATTCATCATATGACGATGAACAGTGTCACCATTTTCCAAAACAATAGACTTTTTGTCCACATAACGCAAGGTAATGGAGTCACCGTTTTTCTTTTCCAGGATTTTAGCGCCGGGCCAAATATCGGGTCCATTTTGCACAAGCTTAGTCAAGAATGCTCGGTTAATATTATTAACTAAAACTGGCTTTGTAATGTTCTTGGCAATTTTCATAGGAATTCCTAGTTCCCTGATGGAAATATTTGGGTCTGCAGTGATGACTGAACGAGCACTAAAGTCTACGCGCTTGGCCATCAAGTTGCCTCTCATACGACCACCCTTTCCGTTCAACCTGTCCTTAATAGACTTGAGAGGACGGCCAGAGCGTTGAGCAACAGAAGCCACGCCAGGAATTTTATTATCAACTTGAGTTGCAACATAATATTGCAAAACGGTTGCCCAATCATCAATAACATTTGCGGGAGCGTTATTTTGAATCTTCTCTTGCAAAGTTTTGTTAGTCTTGATGATATTGACTAGGATATGACTCAAATCGTCTTCTGAGCGTTGCTGAGCGTCATGCTTAACAGATGGACGAACTGCGGGGGGAGGAACAGCCATGACTTGGCAAACCATCCAATCGGGACGAGACCAAACAGGACTAAATCCCATAAATGATACATCTTCGTCAGAGATACGCTTGAAAATCTTAAGCACCATTTCAGGAGTTAACTTAATAACAATATTTTGAGATTGTTCGGTGGCTGCATCATTTTTCCACTCGGCGTAAATGGTTGCTAGACCTTCCTTGCGAATCTTATTTGGTTGAAGGCACCCGCACCCGTCTTCAGTGTCTTCGCCGCATCTCTTCATTTTGCTTGCAAGTGAGAATACATATTTCCATCTAGCATCTCCACTGAGTTTCAAGGCTTGTTTATATTTTTCCTTGCTAATCATAAGCTTGCTACACTTAAAGCAGCAGCAACGAAGAACCTTTAAAATTGTGCTGAGATATTGAATATAAAACACTGGTTTTGATAGCTCAATGTGGCCAAAATAACCGGGAGTTTGCATATAATCTAAACCATCTGTTGGGCATATAAGACCAGGTTCAAGAACGCCCATTCTTGGGTCAAAGAGACCCCCGATGATTGGTTTGTTGTTTACATAAGTGTCCCTAGTAGTAATTTCGGCAACAGAACCCTTGCGAATTTCGTCGGGGGATAGTATACTAAATTGAATCCCGATAATTTTAGAAGGATTAATATTGGTTGGCTTTGAACTCTTGGACATCTTCCTTATATTAACAAGATAATATTTAGATTGTTTAAAATCAATTTTATTTTACTGTCTTTAAATAGTATTCTTATAATGAATTTTAAGAACCATTGTTATTGAAAAAAAATAAAAATAATACCATCAATTGAAGAAGTGTTACAAAATGGGCAATAAGATTTTTACAAGTTTGCAGTAATATATTTAATTTCGTCTTCTGTAATCTTAAAATAGTCGTATATTTCTTGATGATTCCCGGAGTATTCTATAGTGGGTATGGGGAAACTTTGCAGTATTCTTATATTATTAAAATTTCCCCAACGACAAATATTGTTTATAAATACATACAAAGGATGTTGCAATATTTGCAAGTATTTTTTTGCCTCTTCTTCATTGGAACACAATATAAAGACGATGGATTGCGTCATTCCACAATTGTCAACAAATGCACCATATTTATCTGTTGTTGATATAAATACTTTGTATCCATCTTGAAATTTGTGTGGTCGCGACGCATATACAGTTTGACTCGGTGTGTGAATTAATTTATATTTAAATACGTCTGTTTTTTCGCTACTAATAAACTCAGCTTTTGTATATTTATGCAAATCACTGCTTGTTTTAACGTCAAATTTTTTCAGCGTTGCGTTGTCGACTGTTTTTGATAATATATTTTGGACTATTTGATTGTACAATAATGGAATATATTTGCGTTGTTTTGATACAACTGAACTGGTATATTCTTTTTTTTTCCATATGCCAGAAACAGTAATGTTTTTATAAAAAGCGCAATTTTGAATTATATACCAAGTAAAACTGGAACCAATCTTTTTAAAATATTTTTTTGCAGTGTGTATATCCAAATGAATTATCTGCAACGAAGTAATTATTTCAATCAACAAATTTCTATCAGCGTAAGACATCCAATTGTCTGGTGTAATAAACAATAAATAACCATTGGGTTTTAGTTGAGATAATGCCTTTTCAATAAAATCTTTAATTAAGTTGTGATTTTTGGATGCTCTTTTTCCATTTTCTAACAACTTTGCATAAGGTGGATTAGCAACAATTAAATCGTATTTCTTAGGATTATTAAACGCAATAAAATCATGATTGGTTATTTGCAAATTGTATGTTTCACCGCAAAATACGCTGCGTACATTGTCTAATCTGCTTTCATTGATGTCATTAAATTCTAATATTTTTTCTAGTACTGTTTGTTTGTCGTGATGTTTTAACAGTTCAAACATAATTGGAATGCTAAAATTGCCATTACCGCAGCACGGGTCTAATATAGATAAATCGCTTCTTTGCCACAACTCACCTGGAATTTTGCTTATCATTTCAACTATGCAATCAATTGGTGTTGGTTCGTCATTGCTTGACTTATATGTGCTTTTATCAATATTTAACGTTTCATCGTAGTATTTTTTTATTTCATTAAAACTTGAAGCGTCAATTGATATCTGTGTTGCAACCACAATGTTTTCAGTAGAAGAGTCTTTTGTTGCATTTAATTTTTGCAATTTCTCTTCTACTGATTTATCAATAAGTTCTTTTATTTTGCTTTCGTTGACGCATGGTGTTTTTCTTTTTTGGTGTTGAGTGTAATTAGACTTGCTATTGAACTCTTTACCGCACTTTTCGCAACTAAATGTAGTCATATCTAGGGTTTATAGTATATTATAATATGTTATTTTTAAGTCAATTTTTATTACAATGCCTAAAATAACCTATTTTTAGTTTCCCCCTCACTTTTGCTTTTTTATAAATAATAATATTTTTATAATATAAGCACAATGTTAAAAAAACACCATCATATTATAAAACATACTGCAAATGCTTCACTTTTAATTCAAATTATAACTGCAATAATAGATTTGTATGTTTTAATGTTAGTCACGCCTGAAGCATATTTAGTTTTAAAACAATTATTATTACTTGAATTTGTCGTTCAAATAGTGGAGGGAACATTTTACGTTTGGTTGGCAACTTCATTTAACGCCATTGAAAATATTACTCCATACCGATATTACGATTGGTTTATAACAACTCCCACAATGTTAATTACACTTACAATATATTTAATTTATTTGAATAACCAGGAAGCCGCCGAAAACAACCCTGAAACCAAAACCGAGAAAAAAAATGACAAAAAAAATATAGACAAAAATGATGATTTCTTCACAATTTTAAAAAACAACTCAACTAATCTCACTTATATAGTAATTTTAAATGCAATTATGTTAACATTTGGATTTCTCAATGAGCATAACATTTTAAATAAATACGCGGCCGTTTTTTGCGGCTTTATACCATTCGTAATTTTATTCTATTTAATTTATGAGAATTATGCAAAATATTCAAAACAAGGAACAACAATATTTATATATTTCTGCGGAATATGGTCTATCTATGGAGTTGCCGCATTAATGCCATATCATTGGAAAAATACTTTTTATAATATTTTAGACTTGTTTGCTAAAAACTTTTTTGGCCTATACTTGGCATACATATTATGGGTTTCTTCTGAATAAATGAAAAACTATTTTTTATTTACAGACTTAAATAAAAAATTGATTTCGGTTTAAAAAAATAAAATTAGAGTAATATACAGAAATGGCACGAGATACTCAAAGTAAGACCACCAAGAAGGAAACTTCTAAGAAAATTAAAAAGCAAGAAGAGCTTGCTCGTAAGAAGAAATCCAATGAGGATTCTGATGACGATGGAGGCGATTTTATTGCAAGCGAAGATGAAGATGATGATATGGACATGCAGGAATACCGCAAGTTTCTCGGCAAGATGTTCCCATCCAAGTTTATGGATAAAAGAGTAAAAATGGGAGAAAAAATTAAGAAATTCTTGAAAACAGTTCCCAGTGAAGAGGATGATGAAGATGATGAAAGTGAAGAAGAAGAACAAATTAAGAAGAAGTCATCAAAGAAGCTTTTGAAAACCAAGAGCAAGCCTCAAAAAAAGTCCAAGGGCAAAAAGACAAAGAAGGAAGTCGTACAAGAAGAGTCTGAGGAATCAGAATCCGAAGAGGATGATGATGAGGATGAAGACGATGATGTTGAAAATAGAAAGTCCGGAAAGTTTAACATTATCTTCACAATTGGACAGAAGGGAGATGATGAAGACGAGTGGGACGATGATGAGGAAGAGTGGGAAGATTGCGATGAAAATGACTTTACTGAAGATGAGGATGAAAGCGTTTCAACTGACACTGACGACGACGAAGACGAAGACGACGAGAATGAGGTTGTAGAAACTTCCGGCAAAAAGTCCAAGTCCAAGAAAGAATCTCAAAAAGAAAACATTGAGTTTGTTATTGATGAAGATGTCGTTGAGACTAAAAAGTCAAGTGAAAATAGCTTGGAAAGCGACGAACTTGCTCTTAAGCAATTGAAGGAGGTTTTTGAAAAGAGTCCTGAGAATAAAATGATGGAGCAGTGCATCAAGGATTGCGAAGAGAGAATCAAGGAAAAGATGCAAAAGCGCGAGAAGAAGCTTGGTAAACAAAAGGAGAAGAACTCGCGAATTTTCAAGCGAATTATTCACGACAAGAATTCAATGAATGACTCGGCGTTCTTTGAAACTCTTACTCATGGTGAACAAGTCAAGGTTATCAAGGAGATTCGCGAGATTAACAAAATTACGCGAAATACGATTCCTCATAGGATGGCGTTGCTTGAAGCAAAGATTCCGGCAATTTTCAAGGCCGCCGCAATGAAAAAACTCAACTCGTTGCGATACATGGAGCCAGGAAGCGGCGAGTTTTATAAAATTAAGAATTGGGTTGACACTTTTATGCAAATCCCATTCAATAATTATAAGAATTTGCCGGTTAATATTGCCGACGGTGTTGAAGCGTGTCACGAGTTTATGGCAAATGCTCAACAAACACTTGATGCTGCAGTTTATGGCCTCAATGACGCCAAGATGCAAATTATGCAAATGCTCGGTCAACTTGTTACAAATCCGTCAGCGCTTGGAACTGCAATTGCCATCAAGGGTCCCATGGGAACTGGCAAGACCACTCTTGTCAAGGAGGGAATTAGCAAGATTTTGAACCGACCTTTTGCCTTCATTGCTCTAGGCGGTGCAACTGACAGCAGTTTCTTGGAAGGACACTCCTACACCTATGAAGGGAGCGTTTGGGGCAAGATTGTGCAGATTCTCATTGACAGCAAGTGCATGAATCCGGTCATCTACTTTGACGAGTTGGACAAGATTAGTGACACGCCTAAGGGTGAGGAAATTGCTGGCATTTTGACTCACTTGACGGACACTTCTCAAAACAGTCAATTCCACGACAAGTATTTTGCAGAGATTGATTTTGACTTGAGCAAGTGCTTGTTTATCTTCAGCTACAATGACGAAAGCAAGGTAAATCCCATCTTGCGCGACCGTATGTATAGGATTCAGACCAAGGGTTACGACAAGAAGCAGAAGACCGTTATTTCCAATGATTATTTGCTTCCCAAGATTCGTGAACAAGTCAAGTTTTCGTGTGAAGATATTGTTATTCCAGAGGAGTCTTTGCAATACATTATTGAGACGCACTGCGACAAAGAAGATGGTGTTCGCAACTTGAAGCGTTGCTTGGAAATTGTTTACACTAAGCTGAACTTGTACAGACTTATGCGTCCTGGGTCCAATCTCTTTGAGGGTGAAATGGCTCTTGAAGTTTCATTCCCACTTACAGTTACAAAGGATGTAATTGACAAGCTTATCAAGAAGGAACGCGACGATAATATGGCTATTCGTGGAATGTATGTGTAATTCTACCCAACTATTTTAGATGCACGAACTTTTACTAATTCAAACTCCTATTTTTCCAGTATAAGCAAAATCTTTTAGTTTTAGACGCAGATGGTTTAAAATATTCATTTTATTATTTGTAACATACTGACAAGATAATATTACTCTTTTTTCATTTTTACACAATTTAGACGCTCTGTGATATAAATAATTTCCTTCAAAGCAAATTGAATTATTGTTTGTTAAATTTACACTTTTTATTTCATTATTGTCGTTTTTAAATTGAAATTCTGTGCAGGTTAAGTTATTTGTTATTGGTATCAACACTGTAAAAAATCGTCCATTGTAATAATTATAATCATAGTGCCAATTAATCCAGTCGCCTTCGTTCTCATAAATTAATATAGCACAACTTGTAGGTAATTTTAAATCGGTTGGAAATAGTTTTAATTTTAATTGTTTTGATACTATATCACACAGTTCATTCTCATAAAACTTAATTAGATTTGGTGCGTATTTAATTACGTTAGATGTAGATATTGTTACGCCTTTTTTATTTGGTAAAGCACAATTAAAAATTGTTTCAGGATATGTTTGTATATTTACTCTTTTTTGTATTTCTTTGTTAATTAATGCTTCATTTATTTCATTTTTAATTGCGGCTTGCAAATATACCTTAAATTCTTTGTACAAACAAAAATCATTGGTGCATGTATATTTTTTGTTTATTTTACAAGAACCTGAATTATATCCATAGATACCAATGCAAATAATAAATATCAACGCAAATAATAAACACCAATATAAATAATAAATGTTATTTTTTTTCATTTATTATATACCTATATAAAAATTAGCTTGTGAATTATTTCATATGACGACGAATTTATTTATGTTTTCTGGGTTTTTTTGTTTTCCTTGTGTTTCTCTTTTTTTTTCTTCAGTCAAATTGTAGTCTTTCCTCTTCATCTGATAAAACATTTTGCATATTTCTACCACGCAAAGTTGTTTCAGCCCATATGCGAGCTGCTCTTTGGCCTTGTTCACGAAGTCTGTGGCGTTCTGTATTATGTGCGCTTAACTGTTCTGGAGTCAAAGAAGCCAACCAAGCTTGATGTTCTTGTTGTTGTCTCTCTCTATTCATTCTTGCATCTTGATTTCTATTGTATTCTCCATTTCCTGACATATATGTTACCGGAATATTTTATACATTCTAAATACAATATAAACACATTTTGACATTTAAATATAACAAACATGGAGGAAAACATGGAGGAAAACATGGAGGAAAACATGGAGGAAACCAATATAGATGCTCTTGTTATTTTACGCAACATTCTACTGAAGTCAAAGAGGGATTTGCAAAGAGACAATGAACTTGTTTCTCGCATTGAAAATTTGACTAATATTGTGGAGCAAAAAATCAAGTCTGGTTGCAAGCATGAATATGTGGAGGATTATATTGATGTTGACCCAGAACGCTCACAGCGCGTTTGTTATTGCAACAAATGTTACAGTTGTTTTCCGGCAAATTAAAATAAATATATATAATATATGGCGGCTTACATAGACTCGCGAGAAGTATTAATAGTAAAAGATTATGATATTGTTAGAAGCATTAATCAAGAATATGGACCTAAAATAAAAGCGGAATTAATAAAGGTTATATTTTTTATTGTAACAACCATAAATATAAAAAAGGGAACTGTAGATTTAGCTTATTTATCTAATATATTTTTTAAGGATGTAGAAGTAAGACAGGGGCAGCCACCGCAAATTGTAGAGTATGGTCAAGTTGGAATGCAAGAGTTAACGTCTTTAGAGGAACTTCGTGAAATTGTTTTAAATTCTAACATAAGAGAACTTTTTACAATGATAAATAACGCAAGAAAACAAATAGGTTGTCTTATGTTTGAATTATTGTTAGAATATAAAGAAGACCCAAATTCTTTCATGGAAAAATATGTTACCTCTGAAGGCAATCCAATATTCAATAAAGATACGATAGAATATACAATAAATTTCGCGGAAAATATGTTAGATGTTGATATAGCGGATTTAGCAAAATGTTATAATGAAGAGTATGCACAGGTTGAATGCAACAGCAATGAAGAAAAGTTATATAATAAGGTTCAAAATGACAACACGAGTTATCCACAATGGACAAATGCTAGCGGCAATATATGTTTTTTTTGGTTGCCGTTCACATATATGATTGCAAATCAAAATATGACAAAGGAACAAAATAATAATAAAGTGAAAGACCTTGTATCAAAAAGCATAAAAAAAAAAGAACCATTTAATCCTGATTGCACAAGATATATTCTTGACAAGTGTCCTTTTGTAGAACCTATATCTGTAAAAGAGCGAGCCGCTTTACAAGCTAAAGCGGTTACTGAAAATAATTTTGCATTTACAATTTGTTCTACCGAACCAGTTCCTAACACATTTACGACTGGAATAAGAAAAAAATATGATAAGTTGTCTGTATCATACACTTCTGGACACGCAGTTCTTATATTAATGTTTTGTGAGTATTTTAAAGACATAAATTTAAACTTAATATTATTGGGTTGTATTATTTGGTTAGTTCCATATAGCCATTCTATTAATGAGATTTTTTTAGCAGCAAAAGAAATAAGTTTATTTGATGAGTATAACATAGCAAGAACTCTTGAAGACAATTATAAATTAATTATAGAAAAACTTCTAGAGGGAGATACTAAAGTTTTTGAAAAACGTAGATTTACCGAAAATCTTCCAGTTAGAAGAAGAAGAGGTACAAGATTTAGTCCGTCAAAATTTAGAAGGAGACTTAAAGCGGGCGGAACAAAAAAGAAAAAAAATAAATCAATTAAACTTTATAAAAATTGCAAAAATCGTACATATAAAAAACATAAAAAATGCTATTAAACACAACTCGCCATATTATTTAATGAGCGACAAAGCGCTAAACATTGCAAAAGAACTAGTATCTAAAATCATAAATATTCAGGATAAAAATAAGTTTGATTGTCTAATGCAAGAATTTGAAAACTATATAGAAGGCGGTGTTGCTCACAACATGACCGAGTTAAAAGAAAAGGCAAATAATAAAAAAAAGAAGGGTGACTTATTTGAAGCATTTTGTTTTTTATATATTAAAAATGTATTGAAACATGACCAAGTATGGTTTTATAAAGATTTTCCCATTGAATTAAAAAATCAGTTTGATTTGACTAAGAATGACTATGGAATTGATTTGCTATCAAAAAAAGATGAACATTATTATGCGATACAATGCAAGTATAGAAAACCCCAAGAAAAAATTCAAACAATCCCATGGAAATCGTTGTCTACATTTTACGCAATTGTAGTAAAAACTGGTCCATGGTTGAAGCATATAACAATGACAAATACGAATGGTTGCAGACACATTGGAAAAAAAACAGAAAAGGATTGGTCCATTTGTTTGGGAACATTTCGCAAAATAGACCATTTTTCCTGGTTAAAGTTTATAGACAATGATGTAATTTCTTCCGTATCATTAAAAGAAGAAGACGATAAAGAGTCGTTAAGAAAGAAAAGATTGGCTTATTATTCTGGTGGCGGAGGTCTTTAAATTGGTCGCCGATGGCTTTAAGTTGTTTATTCATTTTAATATTTATTTTTTGAAGGAATTATAATATAAAAATAAATATGATTTTATATTATAGATATGGAATCTTATCAAAGCGATGACATTTACGGTGTAAAAATATTTAAACTTATTGATGGAGTTGGAACCATGTTATTTAGAAAAAAATGTGATACAATAATTGGTGAAGATATTATTAAAGAAGCAAAATTGTGTTATGATGAATTGTCTGAAAATGATAAAAAGGATGTGGTTTTAAAAATCTGTATAAAGTGTAATACTACAGATTGCGATGAAGGGTCTTTGTGTTGGTTAAAAATATCACAAGACATTTTTTTAGAAAGGTTTAAAAATTGAAAAATAATTTAAAATAAAATAAAAGACAAACTCAACATGAACGGAATATTATCGCGAAGATTCCAAAGACTTGAACAGTATGTAAATAATACAAATCTAAAAGACTATTATGGCATTGTTGACACCCCTGAAAGAAGTGTAAATGTTGATGCAGTTCAAAAAAACGCAGAAACTATATTTACTGTTTGTTTCAAAGAAAATATTCCAATGATTAATATTGAAAGCTTGCCAATGGATATAATTTGTAATATTTCTTCTTACCTAAATTGTTATCTTACTATAAAAACAAAGATTGTTTACCCTCCAGATTATCCATTTGTTGCCCCACAATGGTCTCTAGTTTGCGTACAACATAATATGGTGTCTCGTCTAAATTTGAAAGAATATTATGAGTATTTAGTAGAAACTCATAATAATCAATACCAAGTAGATTGGTCTCCTTCAATTCATGTTGATAAAGATATTTTAGATTTTATTAGAAGAATCAATCATTTTGATTATTTGATTGAAAACAAGTAATTTAATATTCTGAGTAAGGAACATTGTTTCCTCCGCGGTCAATCAAATAGTTGTATTGGTCAACTGTCATGCAAGCGCAACCCATAGAGTTGCTATAAGCGTTGGGGCAGCACTCAGGCTTGAAAGGAGTGTTGGCAAACATAAGCAATTGACCCTCTGGTAAAGGGACTGGTTGCTTTTCTCTGTTTAAAATGTTTTGCACAGCTTTTCCTTCCTTACCTCCCTTTTTGTAAGTAAGATTGGGTGTAAACCAAGAAGATGTTTTGATTGGTTTGTAGTTAGTTAAGCTATATTTGGATGATTCCCCGTAGTTTGTGTTGGCGCCGACGAAACCCTCAGTTGTGTCTAGGCTTGGCATGTCTGGTTTACACACGGGGGTTCCATCTTCATTTAATGCAGGGTCCCCATTTTCATCTTTGCATTTTTTATCATCGGATGAGCCATCTTGTGTTACTCCGGCAATAGAGCCAACGACGCCCTCTAATAATCCAACGCGGGAACAAGAGCAAAGGACATGGCCCCATAAAAGCCAATATAAAACGACAATTAAAATAATAACACCGAGTCTTAATTTAACTCCAAAAACGGTAATTTCCATATTTTTCCAGGATACAGATAAAAGTTCCATTAATTATACATATTTCATAGATAATAATTTTCACGATACCTGTCTAAAAGTAGCTCTATATTTGAATCATAATGGAAAAATTTAATGCCATCAACATAAAAATATTTTTCCTCAGTAATTAAATGATATAATTTATCTTCTCTATTTTCTAATACTTTCATTCCCATTCTTTCTAAATTTTTCTGTCCAAGGTTCAAATTGGGTCCCCCTTTAAAAATAGTATCTTCTCCTAAATTGTATTGATATTGTTGATTCAATGTGCGACCATTTACAGTAACTACACCAAATACTATTATATTGTTGTCTAATACATCTCCAATTTGAACGTCTTTAATGTTTTTAATAGACCCATTGTTCATGGTTATTTTAGTTTCTCCTGAAAATCCACCATCAAAATGTGAGTGCAATTCCATGGCATTTATTGGCTCTATTAAGTCTCCAGTGTCACAGCGAAGTATGGTTTCAATTTCTTCGTCATATAATTCATCCCAATCCATATAAATTTGACCTCCAATGGTGATTCTCTTTAAGCTGGTATTTAAACAATATATTAACGGCGGCTCATAATATGGAATACTTATTCTCTCTGGATGCTTTGACACTGATATCCATCTGTCTTTATATAATATTTTGTGAGTTCCACTTACTATAGTTCCATCAATGTTAAACATTTCTTGTCCTTTGGAATCCAACACCATTTTTGATGTCACTACGTTGTTTCCATGCAATATATCTCCAGGATTTATGCTTATTATAGACTTCATGCTACCGTCTTTCATTTTTAATAAAGTGTATTTGTCAAAGCAAGCAGCAAGCGGTGGTTGAGTTGGCGCACCTGGTATTGAAAATACAGTTCTTACATGCAACACTTCCGTCATAAATGCAATTATAATTGCTAATGGTATAGATATTGATATAAAAACTGCCGTCATTGAAATTGCCACCGGCCAAGTAAATGGTATAATCCACATAGCCAAAACTAATGCTGCTAACACTATTAAAATTATAATTATTAATTCTGCTATAGCTCCCAACATTGCTTTTAATGCATAATAAGTTCCCAAACTTGTATATAAACCAGCAGTTAATATGCCTTTCACTTTATTCATTGAATCTTTGAATGCTATTATAATTTGCTGTATTGGCACCATAATATTTGCAACTCGCCCCAAAACCTCTTTCGCAATACTTATCATGCTATTTCTAACATTTGCTAGTATCATACGAATGTATTGAATTACCTTAGCAATAGCTGCAAACAACTCTTGAATAGAATATGTCATATACGATATTGGTTGAATTGCATAACCAGTTATACTTGTTAAAATGTTTTGCATGCAAAAAGTAAAGTTTTGACCTGTAAAATCTACAACTGACATATTGTCTGGTTTATTAATTAAACCAGCAAAAGGAATAACTGACGGGTTGCATCTTTGAGCCGGCCAATTATCCTTAATCGGTTGTATATTTTTCATTATTGTAGTATAGGACACTGCAACAAATAGTACTATTATGAGTATTATAAACATAACAACAGAACCACCGTATTGGTCAAAATATGATAGAGTTGCGTACATTTCATTTATTTTATGAGCACTTTGTGAAATATTATCCATGTTATAGTAAATGGATAATATTTAATTTCCAATATTCACTTGATTGATTATATTTTTAAAATATCATCCTCCCAATCCCAGAATTTTTTCTCTCCTATTTGAATCTTATTGTCATCAGTTATTAGAGTTGAAAACCAATTTGCCGTTTCTTCGGTTAATACTGCATCTGGATGGTCCTTTACTTCTATATACTTATTGTCAACTTCACTAAAAATCATGTGAGTTCCAGTAACATATATGTCTGAACCATCTGGCCCTTGGCCTGCAAACTTATAAAAATATTCATTTAATTTATTGTCTACTTTCATTAACACATCCACTCGGCTTCCGCTTTCCAATATATCTCCTAAATTTAATTCATTCATAGTTGTTATTGTTCCATTCTTTAATTTTATTTTTGTATCTGGATGAAAACAGCCTCCTCCCAAAGCTCTTACCATTTGCCCTGGAGGACCATTCCATGTGCTTTGCATCGTCTTTATGCTTCCGTCAATTAAATACATAATGGTTACCATTATGCCAATTATTTTTCCAACTAAATCCTTAATGCTAATAGTAATCTTCTGGAACTCTACTACTAAATTTAAAAATACTCCAAAAATGTTTTGAATAATGGAAGTAAAAAACGTGCGAATATTGCTTATTGATGTCCTAATGAAATCTAAGGAAACAGTAAAATTTCCGCCCATATTTGACAACATACCTACAACATAATTGATGGGTTGCAACAAGTAGCCCATAAAATTGGTTTGCATACTTTGCACACAAAATACAAAATCTTGTTGCAAATTGTCTGATAGGGGCATAAACATTGGGTTACATCTATATTTTGGCCAATTTTTTTTGATTTCTGCAACAGCTCCAAAATAATACATAATAAAGGTAAGTGCAATAAAACCTAAATTGACATATAAAAAATTAATCCAGTCTACTCCTTTTGGCATAACTTATATTATTAGGATATAATTATTGCACTAAATTTACTTTCTTCTTGTTTTTCTGGATTTTCTGGTTGACTTCTTTGAATGTCTTCTAGATTTACGTTTTCCGCCGCTATAACATCCCCATTTATGATAACCACCCCATTTTTTGGTTCTTTTTCCGCCTTTTATTGGTACTGCAACTGGTGGTGAAACTGAACTGTCTAATTTTGCTTGTGCGTTTTGGTCTAACTGATTAACCTGCATACTATTTGTTAAATTTGTAGTGCCAAATGGAGTGTTAGGATTAGGGTCTTTAGCAAGAATTGGTGGTCCTTGTTGTAAAATTGTAGTACCTTGACCTCCGCGGTATTTTCTTCTTCTGCGAGCTCCGCCAGTATTTACTAACATAGCCAATTTGTGACTATCATTTATACCAGCTTGATTTGCAGACACTCTAGCGTTGCCCATTGATGATGTACCTTGATATTTTGTTATTCCTCCCTGAGTTTCAGGTGCTTGTTTCATTGTTAAGAGTTGTTGATTTACAGACATACTATATATTAATTAAACATTAAAATATAATTAATTCGTAATAAAAATATAAAAAAATATCTGTTAATTTCTTTATATGGACGATAACTCTAGACTTCATTTGCAAAAAATGATTAAGGCGAATAATGTGGAGGACCAAACTGACTTAATTCGCGAATTAAAACACAGCCACTTATTGCAAGAAGACATTAATAACTTGCTTATGATTAAGGCTAAATATAGAAATGACGCGGACAAAGTAAACGAAGAGGGAATGAACGAATGCTCCTTTTTATTTACCTACTACACTGACATTTACAACAAGGTTAGGAAAGATGAAATTAACCTTAGCATCCTAAATAAGTTTTTGAATGTATTACGCAGAATAGAAGATGGAGAAATTGACCAACACGACGGTTCTTATTTAGTTGGGCAACTTTTGAAAGAAATGTATGTTGATAGTGCTCTTAAGAAAGCTGGTAAACTAGAAGAACAAAACAAGACAGAAGATGTAGTAGCCCCAAAAAATGCGTCTTTAAATGTTTCCTGGAAACAATTTAAGAAATTTCAAACTTAAACAGCACAGCAAGTGTAAGTTACTCCAGAAAGCGGATTACCTACGCATCCACCCGTCTGATAAGTGCAAACATCGGTAGTAAAATAATAGTTATTGGTCCCAAGTTGAGATGCGCAGTAGTTGCACATCCATGAGCAACCAGTTCCTGATGACACACTAAAGCTAACGCAGTTGTTTTGGGGTGTGATTGATTGTTGAGAGGTACAATTCCCCGATTCAGTAGCAGAAACAATGGATGCAACAAACGCAAACATAGCAACAATAAACGAATACGACTTCATTATGCATTATAGTAGAGAGAAATGTTTATGTTGTTTTGATAAATATAAAAGACTTAAATGTATCATGACATATATATTTACCGTATATATCATGATAGAACAAATAGAAATGACTGAACCTCATTCTAGAAATGCAATGTTAGTAGCGCTTGAAATTGCACAAATGATTCCAAAGGATAAAACAGATTTTTATAATGACATTCATCGTTTAATTCACAATGATTATGTATATAAGGACCACATTGCTTTGCAACTTTCATACAATTGGTTAAAATTGCAAGATATTATGTACAAACATATTCCTGTAGTAGATGAAGAGTGGAAAGAAAAAATTGTTGACGTTTTTATTGGAAAGACAGAGTCTTAACACCTTTTATTGCGACGAGTCATTTTTTTTCCCTTGCGTTTCGCAGACTTTTTGGACTTTCTAGATTTTTTGGACTTTTTTGTCTTTCGTCTTCCACCAGAAATATCTTCAATGATAACAGGACTGCCTTTCTCATAAAGAATAACTTCTTTAGTAGCAAAATTCTTAACAGTTACTACATTTTCGTCGCTAGAATCGTCTAATGGGGGTCTAATGCAAACATTATAAACAGTTCCAGGCCCATCAGTTGTTGTTGAAAAAACAGCACATTTCTGTGTCATTCCAGAAAACAATAAATGACCTAACGGAAATTCCACAGAAGTTCCATCAGGCTCAACATATTTTACTTTATACGCAGTTTTACTAAACTTGTTTTTAAACTGAACCTCATTCATATTGGGAATAAAATCCATCGCTATATATTTACTGGACAAAAAAACTTAAAGCCGATTGACCCATTTCTTTAAGTTACTTTAAAGATAATATCTATTTTTGGGATTTTCTTGTTTGGCAAAAGTGTTTCAGAAATTCAAAAATGGACAAAAAAAATGTCCAATTTTGGAAAACCCAAAGACTTTCATGAAATAGGAATTTCCAAAAAGTGATTTTGCATCATAATGCTCTTATTTTCAAAAATCCAGGAAAAATTATGTTATCATAATTTTTTTACTATTTTTTGAAGAAAGGGTTTAGGAACTTTTTCTGTTACCATATAAATGATAAATAATGGTAATAATTCGGGTTTAAAAAGTTCCAATATTTTTTGCTGTGAAAAGTGTCATTATAATACATGTAAAAAAAGTCAATATGACCGACATTTATTGACACCTAAACACAAAAATGGTAAAAATGATAAGAATGATAACGAAAAAGTTCCAGACGCATTATCATGTAGTTGTGGGAAAAAATATAAACATTTATCAGGGTTATCAAGACACAAAAAAACGTGCAATAAAAACAAAGAAGAACCCCATGAACCGTCCAATAATGTTATTCTTGAATTACTTAAACAGAATCAGGAGTTTAAAGAACTTATTATTGAACAAAACAAACAGATTGTTGAATTAGCTAGTAAGGTCGGTGCCAATACTATTAACAACACTACCAACAATAATACCAACAATTTCAACTTGCAATTCTTCTTGAATGAACAATGCAAAGATGCCCTCAACATTATGGATTTTATTAATCAACTTCAATTAAAAACAACTGATTTAGATATGGTTGGTCGTATTGGATACTCTGAAGGTATTTCAAAACTTTTTATTAGAGGACTTAAACAACTTGATGTCTTTAAACGCCCAGTTCATTGTAGTGATTTGAAGAGAGAAGTTTTGTATGTGAAAGACAAAGACTCTTGGGAAAAAGACAATGATGACAAGAATAAAATGAAAACAGCTATCAAATACATTGCAGCTAAGAATTTCAAACAAATAAATGAATGGCGTGCGAAAAACCCAGAATCCGATGATTATGATTCAAAAAGACACATGGATTATCATCAAATTGTTATTCATTCCATGGGTGGCTCAACAAAAGAAGAAGACGAAAAACATTATAATAAAATAATAAAAAATGTAGCAAAAGAGGTTACTATAGATAAAACAGACCCAGCAAATATTACAATTTAAATAACTTTTTCTCTCCTCATTCACACTTTTGTTTGTAAATAATTCATCAAAATTTGCGAAACCACTTAAACATTATTTAATATTATACTATATCTATTAGATAATGTCGTCTTTTAAGACAAAAATAAAACCAACTACCAGTTTAGTCATTGTAGAATCTCCAGCAAAATGCAAAAAGATAGAACAATATTTAGGCCCTGGCTATAAATGTTTGGCTAGCTTTGGCCATTTGAGACAACTAAAGTCTCTCAAAAATATTGATATTGAAAATGATTTTAAACCCACTTTTGAAGTTGTTGACGATGATAAGAAGAAAAAACATGTAGACTTTTTGAGAAAGGAAATAGACAAAGCTGATGAGGTTATTTTGGCCTCAGACGATGACCGCGAAGGCGAGGCCATCGCATGGCACATCTGCGACTTATTTGGATTGCCAGTTTCAACTACAAAACGTATTGTATTTCACGAAATTACTGAGAATGCACTTCAGTCTGCTATTTCTCACCCAAGAACAATTGACATGCAAAAAGTTAATTCACAAATAGCTCGGCAAATTTTGGACTTGTTAGTAGGGTATAATGTCTCTCCCATGTTGTGGAAATTTATATCCAAAACTTCTGAAAGCAGTTTGAGCGCGGGTAGATGCCAAACACCTGCGTTAAAGTTAGTTTTTGAAAACCAACAAGAAATTAACGGCTCACCCGCTCAAAAAGTTTACAATACTACTGGATATTTCACGAATAAATGTATTGCATTTGATTTAAATAAGCAATTTGAAAATGAAAATATAATGAGTGAATTCTTAGAAGAGTCTGTAAATTTCTCTCATATTTATTCCAGAACAAACCCAGAAAGAGTTTATAAGCAGCCTCCAGAACCATTGACCACCTCTAGAATACAACAACTGGCTAGCAATGAACTTCACATCTCCCCCAAAGAAACAATGAAATGTTGTCAAACTTTATATGAAGGTGGTTACATCACTTATATGAGAACAGATAGCAAAAAGTATAGTGCCGATTTTTTGGTTGATGTAAAAGAACTAATTTTGAGAGAATATTCGCTTGAAAAGTTTATTAATCCCAAGATAGATTTTCTCTCTAATTCTAATACAGAAATCCCAGAAAAGAAGAAGGTGTCAAAAAAGAAATCTGCTGTTCCACCACCACAAGAAGCCCATGAAGCTATTCGCCCAACCAATTTAGCTATTAGAAATGTTCCTGATGAATTAAGTGCAAGAGAGAAAAAGTTATATAAAATGATTTGGGAAACAACAGTTGAAAGTTGTATGTCACCAGCTGAGTATTTTTCATTTATTAGCACAATATCCACAGACATTGAAGGAGTCAAATATTCTTTAACCAATGAACTATTAGATTTTTTGGGTTGGAAAATAGTAAAAAATAAAGAATCAAAAGCCAATAAAGAAAAAGAATATCACTATTTGATGCAGTTGCCTCAAGGAAAAGAAATAACCTTTAAAAAGATTACGGCAAAAGTTACTCTTAAAAACACAAAACAACATTACACTGAAGCCAAGCTTGTGCAACTTTTAGAAGATAATGGAATTGGCAGACCATCAACATTTTCTTCTCTCGTTGATAAGATTCAGGAACGAGGTTATGTCAAGAAACAAGATATTGTCGGAAAACAAATTGTGTGCAAGGACTTTGAGTTGGACGATGATATACTAACTGAATCTAATACAACGAGAGAATTTGGAAATGAAAAAAATAAATTAGTTATTCAACCTCTTGGAATTCTTGTTATGGAATTTTTGAATAAGAACTTTGAGGATATGTTCAATTATGATTACACAAAAAATATGGAAGATGACTTGGATAAAATTAGTAGAGGAGAGAAAGTTTGGCATCAACTGTGCCAAACATGTTTGAATGAAATTGAAAAAAATTGTTCAAAACTAGTTGACGAGAAAAAGTGTGAAATCAAAATTGATGATACACATTTTTATATTATTGGCAAGCATGGACCAGTTATTAAGTGTCTTGAAAAGAGAACAGGAAAAGGTAAAAAAGATGATGTTAGTTTTTTACCAGTTAAAGAGGGTCTTGATTTGAAAAAGTTGGAGAGGGGTGAATATAAATTAGAAGATGTTGTTGCGACTGTGAAACAGAACCAAACGCAACTTGGCATTTACAAAGATGAACCGCTTATTTTGAAAAAGGGAAAATTTGGGTTATATGTAACTTGGGGACAAAATTCAAAGTCTCTCTCTAGTTTTGGAAATAGACCCATAGAAAGCATAAAATTGGAAGATGTTTTGGAGATTTTAAAGAATGCGGAAGCAAAGACAGAGTCTGGAGAGGCTTCAGCATCCGGTGTAATAAGATTTATAACAAATGACATAAGTATTCGTAATGGAAAATATGGTCCATATGTGTTTTTTAAGACAAAAAAAATGACAAAACCTTTGTTTTTAAAACTGACTAATTTTGAAGGAGACTATAAAACATGTACGATTGCAACGTTCTTGGAATGGTTAAAGACAGAGCATGAATTAGCACCGTAAAATTTAATTATAAAAAGCGAATCTTTTAAACAATGTTTTTTCTTGTAGTTTTTTTCCTTCAACTGCTGGAGGGGGTGCAACTCCCTTCTTTTCTGCTAACCCATAAAATTGTGTGTATCCGTCTTTTTTCAAATCCAACAATTCATTATTTACATACTCGGTTCTGTCAACTAAAAAATATGTATATTTTTCACCAACTGCATATGGATATGGAACACCACTATTTCCTATAGGAGAATAGTATTTTTGAATAACATCTCCATCTTTGGTTGAAAATTCACGAATTCCATCTCCAATATAAATATATTTACCATTTTTCTGCAACAAAAGAACAGAATTTCCTTTTCCAGAACCATAGTCTTTTAATTTCAACGAATTATCCCCGGCAAATAATTTTTTATATGGCACGGACAATAATAATTTATTAAAAACTTCCTCATTTGATTCTCTGTCAATTTTAAACGCATAAATATCTGCTCTAGAACCGTAGTCGTAAACCTGATAAGGATGAGACCCATTATCCCGAATAATGTATTTGTGTTTTGGTCTAGGTATAGCTAAATTTTTTTGTGTTCCTTTGGATGAACCTAATTTTACCCACTTATATACTTTGTTTTTATCAGGTTTTGAAATATACTTTCCGTCTTTTCCATCCATGGTTTTACCTTTACAACTCATTGCAGAATATGGTGGAGATTTTCTAGATAAATATTTTTTTGCAGTTTGTTTCTTACAAGACATACTATAATATACTATATTATAATATATTATATTCAACCGGGCATTTGTATTAATATACATATTTTTTAGTTGGAGAATTGCAATTGTTATTTTGAATAAGATTCGGGAGTAAACGAACTGTAATCTCTCTTATTTTGAGGTCGCAATAACGAAAATTCTAACATGATTGAATAATCAGTTGTTCCAAAATTAACAAGAAGACCATTGTGATAACGAACTTTTATTTTAAGTTTTCTAATTCTTTCTGCGGGTGGATTATATATTTTAATTGCATTACAATAGTTATCATACCATTGAGAAATTGGAGTTGTTGTAACGGGAATTTTTGCAAAGGCAGCCTTTACAACTCCAGTAGTTCCATTTGTTGTTGTTGTATATCTATTTACTGAGAAAGGAATTGTCTCGTCTATTGTGTTCATTCCCTCAATTTCTAAATAAAAATGGGAATTTCCCATAATATTAATTTTATAAGGGGCTTCCAAATAATATACAGGAATGTTTGCATTTGTTCCAAGGTATTGTGAGTCTGGAGTTAACCAATATCCATTATCTCCCGGCGTATTAGCGTCACCATAATAAAATCTAGGATATATGCCATTAGAAGTTGTGCTCGTGGTAGCATCACATCTTTCAAATCCCAAGTAAGCTGGGAGAGCCCAATTTGCAAAGTCGGGATACTGTTGTTTAATACAGTTAGAATCGTTAAATGCATCAAAAATGTATAAAGGAGAACTATTATTCATAATAAAATTGGAGCTTTTATTGCCAAACCAGAGTTTTTGACCTACATCATTATAAGTAACAACAAATTGATTATATTCACCATTTTGGATGAATTGGCTTAATAATTCTGGTGCGTTTGTTTTAATATAATTTGCAATAACAACTGAAACTGCTGCGTTCAGTCTGTTTGTAAGTTCAGTGGCAATTTGAAATGGATTATAAAATCCCTCTTCAATAACAGCCACATATGGTTGACCTTTATAAGCCCACATGGCATCACACATAGCTGCAAGCAATGGACTACTAACCCCAAAATCTGCGGGGTTATACGGGTCTGTAATTTGAAAAATAAGGGAGATATTATTTTGAGCAAGAGAGAAAACATAATAATTACTAGGAAATGACCAACTGTCAAGTTTTACTCCCTGAACGTTGCAATAATCTTGAGGTAATTCAATCTCAAAATCACTTGCCAGAGGATATTTTAACTGATTTCTATCTTCAGAATGTATAGAAATAAATTGTTTTTCATACATGTATTCATTTGCATTAGGGATTAATGGATGATTAGTAGAAACATTAAAACGGCTCATATATTTTATTGTAATATTATTTTTAACTTTTAATTATTTAAAAATATTTGTTTTTCATATAATTAAAAGTTAACCTTTAATATAAAAATATGTTTGTATATTAATAAATAATGGCAAACTATGGAGGAAAACAACCACCTTTGACTGCTTATCAAAAACTTTTTAATTATGGAACCGATGTTACTTGGAATTATTCAACTACAAATGGACAACTTTTATTACAACCAGTAAATTCTAAAGCAACCGTTTACATTGGTGGCAATTTGTTTGTAGGCGGTTCAATTAACAACCCATCAGACTTTCACTTAAAGGACAACATAGAAGAATTGCGCTTAAGTTTAACAGATAATTTAATGAACTTGAATCCAAAAAAGTATACATACAAAGACGATGAAAAGCAGAAAATGCACTATGGGTTTATTGCTCAAGAAGTTGAGGAGCATTTACCCAGTTTAGTAAATAATGTTTCTACCACCGTAGACGATGAAGTGATTACGATAAAATCTGTAAATTATTTAGAAATGATTCCGTTGTTATTGTTAAAAATTAAGGATTTGCAAAGACAAGTAGACTCACTTGTTGCTATAATTGACAAAATAGGAGAGAAATAATATACTCTATATTTATAGACAAATATGGAGAATAAATGGTATACTATAATATATAATTCATTGCTAGTAGTTGGACTCATTATTGTATTTTCCACAATAGGTTCAAATGCTGCATCAAGTTTAACCGGAACAATTATTGGTTACTCCTTTATTATTACTGGAATATTATTGCTTGTTGGATTTTTATTAAATAACATGAACAATTTAGCTGGAGCTAATTTTTCTTTTCTTTCTGGTTTAATTACTATTGGTCCATTTATTTTACTCATTGGAATTTTAATTTATATGATTTATCTTCTCAGTTACTATTTCTCTCAAATTACAGCGGGACACATCTCAGGTGGTTACTATACGTTTATGAATATATTCATTGTTCTTCTCACAGTAGAGTTTTATATTTTCTATAATAGCATCCAAGATAAAGCATTTAAAACAAATGGAACTATTGGAAAGGTCACAGGAATGATATTATATTTATTAGAACTTGTTAGCATAGTTACAGTAATAACTTTAGGAATTATATTAAAATATTTTTCTACGGATGGTTAATCTTAACAAATTTATAGGTAATTCCATAATGAAACTCGGTTTCCCAAATGCCAGAAATCTTTAACATAAATAGATTGTTATTAATTTTTTCTATGTTATCAGAAAAAATTTTTATATTACCATTTTTAATCTGTTCGTAAATCTTAAATTGAGGAATCTTATTTTTGATATTAACATTTTTTAGTAGATTCTCTTCAATGCATTTAACGCTTTCAATCATTTCCTTGTGTGAGGTATTGCTAGGATTAAAACAGCACTTGTATTTGTTGTAATATTTTTCAATTGTTATGTCATTCAATGCAATAAACAAATTAATGCCATTTATTACAAACATTGGTGTGGAATAAAGAATGCGAATAAACAGACCATCGTTCATAACATTGTTTTTTATTGGCTCGCAAAAATAAATATTATTTTCATCATATTGTTCTATAGTTTTGACAACATTCATTGCTAGTAATAATACAAAGATTGTTTTTAAGTTATATAACAGCATACTTCACATTATTCTAATATTTGCAATAAAATTAGTATTAGTTGTATAATAAAATAAAGAATATTTTTATTATTATAACTAACCGCAATGAAATTTCACGAGACTCATTTTGAAGAATACATTATCGCAAATCAAAAAGAAGATTTACATCCAAAATTAGACAAAATTTTTGGCAAGTTTCCTAAGAAAATAAATGATTTACGCAATCTTATATTTTATGGACCAAATGGGGTTGGTAAATATACTCAAATGTTAAAAGCAATAAAGCGATATAGTCCAACTGAATTAAAGTATGAAAAGAAAATCAGTGTAACGTTTAATAAACAGCAATATTTTTTTAAGATTAGTGACATACATTATGAGATAGACATGTCTCTCTTAGGTTGCAATTCCAAGTTATTATGGCACGATATATTTTTACAGATAGTAGACATTATCTCAGCAAAAACAGAAAAATCTGGAATTATTTTATGCAAGTATTTTCATGAGATACACAGTGAACTATTAGAAAACTTTTATAGTTATATGCAGCAAAATGCCGCATGTTCTATTGACTTAAAGTTTATTTTAATAACAGAGGAAATTAGCTTTATTCCGGATAATATATTGAATTGTTGTGAGGTAATAAATATTGCAAGACCAACAAAAGCGACTTATTCAAAATGCATTAAGAATAAACTTCCAACAACATTAAAGTTGGAGAATATTACAAATATAAAAAATTTGCATAGTTCTATAGACCAGTTGATGGTTCCGCATAAAATAATTTGCGACAAGATTATTGAATCAATGATAAGGATAGACGAGTTGAAATTCTTAAAGTTTAGAGACCTATTATACGACATTTTTATTTATAATCTTGACATTACTGACTGTATTTGGTATATTATAAATGAGCTAGCAGAGAGAAAAAGTATTAAAATGATGGATATGTCACAATTATTAATTAAGACATATACATTTTTTCAGTATTATAACAACAATTATAGGCCAATTTATCACTTGGAAAATTATTTGTTTTACATAACAAGTTTAATTCATGGGTTTTAACTTAGATATTCATTAGTATTTATAGAATATTAAATACTAATGGACTTGAAAGAGGCATTGGATGTATTAGAAATAGACAATATATCAAAGCTAACATTAGAAAGTTTAAAAAAGAAATATCATAAGAAGGCTTTGCAGAATCATCCTGATAAAAATGGAAATACTCCGGAGTCAACTCAACATTTTCAAAGAATTCAAGAAGCTTACGAATTATTAAAGAGAGAAATAAGTCATTTATTAATAAACAATGGTGGAGTAGAAGAGAATCTTTTTGAATCTTCAAATGTAGGTTATACTGCAATCTTGCATTTATTTATAGATGGAGTGCTTAAAGGTAAATACAATGAATTTATTTCAAATATTGTGAAGGATATTGTGAGTGGATGTAGAGAGATATCTTTGAAGTTATTTGAAGACATGAATAAAGAACAGTCTCTCGCAATTTATAATTTTATTGTGAAATATAAAACCTTGTTGCATTTAACTGATGAAACTTTAGAAAAAGTGAGAGAAATATTGCTGAATAAATTTAAAGATATGCAGATTTATGTTTTGAATCCAAGCATTAACGATTTATTTCAAAATAATGTCTACAAGTTGGATATAGATAATAAAATATATTTTGTTCCGTTATGGCACAGTGAGTTACATTTTGATTCAGACATAATAGTAAAGTGTAATCCTGAATTGCCAGATAATGTTGAAATAGACGAAGATAATAATTTAATTATTGAAGAACGTATTTCAATTACTTCTTCTCTCTTCATTAATAAGTCAAGACCAATAAAAATAGGGGATTATTCGTTTGAACTACCATTGGACCAGTTGTTTGTAAGACAGTTCCAGACATTTATTTTAAAGGGTAGAGGTATATCCAAAATAGTTGAGAATGACATTTATGAAATTGAAGACAAAGCGGACATAATTGTAAAAATAATCTTTGAATAATGTAGTATGGATAGACAAATAGTAGAAGACATTAATAATTCAGAAATACCAGATGAAAGATTAAAAGAAATATTTAGACTATTATATACAAATCCAGAAGTTAAAACTTTATTTATGCGGTTAGTATCTTCTGCTCCTATGGCTGAACCTGTTCCACCACCACCACCATTACCTTCAAAACCAGATGAACCTAGAGTTTTTAAATCTAGTAGATTAGCTGCTTTGGCAGAAAAAGCTGCAGGAGTTTCTTCTCCTCATCCTCTTTTGGCTGCTTCTGCCAGTGCTCCAGAATTTGAAACAATTGCTATGAGACGAGCTGCTGCTTCTGCACCGGTTGCTGGAGTAAAAAAAGCTGCTGCAGCAACAGAAGGATATAATGGAAATATGTGCATGTTTATTGGAGGTCATGGGTTTGAACTTGATTTAGCTGAAAGAGTTACATTATTAGATGCGATAGTAAAAAAATATCCAGATTTATTTAAAAGTGGAAGAAAAAGAGACGAAGAAAAAATAGAAAAACTTATAGATTATATTAATAATAGAGTTATAATCTCAATGGCAATGGGAGAACCTGGATTATCATCTCCAATGGACACTGGTATGGAAGAAGGCAAATTTGCTGGATTTACGAGTTCTGAAGCAGACCTTATCATTATTACTAATATTATTCAATTATTTGAAGAAGTGTGTAAAGAGCAAATGGGTCTAGGCTGCGCGATTGATGATAATATGTTAGAAATCATGCATTATGTTATAAGACATCAATTGAGAGCAAATTTTAATAAATATTGGGGTCCAGGTGGTGAATCAGACGTTACTGATGAGCCAGAAAATGAATGGATGGCATCTATGGCAACTTTAATTAGAGAGAAAAAGATTTGGTTAAAACATAAAATGAGAGCAGAACCAGAAAGAACCGCAGGAGGTCGTGTTTCCATTCCAGCAACTGTTAATAGAGGTTACTCTTTAGTTCCAAAAACTGAAGACGAGAAAAAATTTAGAGCGAGAGAAGGTCTTCATTTTTGTATGGCATTAGATTCGGCTGGAAGAAAAATAGTTATTCAAAGTGAATCAACTGGTTTACGCATAAGTTTAGTTCAAGAATTGCCTAATTTGCTTTCAGGGGCAGCTGCAAGAGAAACAATTTTAGGTAGATTAGACATTAATAATATTCAAGCTGGTTTTGGTCGCGAGGGATTTAGAGAAGATGTAGAGTCAAGAGGAGAAGGTGGTCTTAGAATGGCAGGTCGTTTAGTAAGACATATTGATACTTATTTAGAATCAGGAACTCCAGAATATAATGCTGTCCTTGAAATTATAAAAAAAATACAAAGTTATAAAAGTAATCAAGTGGATTTATCCGACATTGTTTTATTGGGATACATTTTAAAAACAAATTTGCAAATATATGACCCAACATGTAGACCGGTGTATAGAGGTCTAGAAGAGGTTCCTTTCTCAGAGGGTAGAGTAAAAGGCACATTTTCGGTTCAAGAAAGTCAAGACCCATTTGGTGGAGATGACGATTTTGGCGGGAGTGCAAAAAAAATAAAAAAAAACAAAAAAATAACAAAAAAAAGAATAATGCGTAAAAATAAAAAATCAAAGAAAACAAGAAAGCATCGTCGTTATAAGAAACAAGTTTAAAATTGTAAGTATTTCATTTTTACTGAATTAGCAAAAATGAAAAATAAAAAGGGTTTTCAAATTATATTAAAACAAACGAGTTACAGATTATAAAGCTACCTACTATCTATTATCTACTTTTGGGTTTAAGGCTCGGCAACCTTCTTCTTGACCACCTTCTTCTTCTTGGGCTCCTCAAGTGCTGCAGCAACCTCCTTCTTCACCTCAACGGGTGCGGGAGGGGGGGCGACTGCGACGGGTGCGGGTGCAGCGGGCTCATCGTCATCCTCCTCCTCGTCAGAGTCTGCGACAAGAGCACTAGAAGTCGGCTCATCATCATCTGCGTCAGGAGCAGGAGCCGCCTGAAGGCGAGCCTTGTCAGAAGGCTTGAGCTTAATCAAGCACTCATCAAGAAGCGAGCCCTTGGGGCGCTGCACAACAGCCTGAGCTAGCTTCCAGGTCACACCAAACTTGCCATTTGCAAACCAGATGCCACCACACTGCATAATGACTGCAACCTGAGTTCCCTTCTTGATAAAGTCAAGAGGAGTCTTGGTCGGCTCACCGGGGAAGAGCTTCTGCCCATCCTCGTCGCAAATGAGGCACTTCCAGACGCCCTCCCAAAGAGGAAGCTTCACACGAAGAGTCGGCGACTTGGTCAAATCCGGATTGCCGGTAAGCTTATCCTTGCTATACTTGAGCATAGGAGTGTAAAGAGCATCAATGACATCCGGGCTAGTGTGCTGCTTGCCAAACCAATCCTTAGAATTGGCAAGTGCGTCGGCCTTGACCTTACTCTCAAGACTTTGCATATTTCGCAGAAACGCATCGGTATCAGCATTTGCGTACTCCCCGCGAGGAAATTGTAGCGACATTTCAAACTTTCCATTTCCCTCAAACTCTGTCGCTCCCCACGTGAGCATAAGAGGAGTTGCAATCCTCAAACCAGAATTAGTAGAACTATTGAGAATATTGACACTCTTTCCACCTGCGGCATTTGCCTTGGGTGCAGAGTAGCGAATATTCTGCGCATTGAACTGGGTTCCATCAACGATTGTCTCGGCCATCCTTGTACTGATACTTATATTTATGGAAGTTATCTTTAAATCAATTTTTTTTTGAAATGTTAAATTAAATTAAATCATATTTCGTCACACACCATTTCAAGCGGTCAACATTATGCGGTTGTATATTATTTATATGTAAAACAGTTCAAAAAGATTTCTTCAAGTTATATATAAATATAATTATGGTTGAAGACGAAATTATAGGTGTAAACTGCATTAAAAAGAATGGAAAAGTAATTACTTTAATGACCATAGATGAATATACAAATAAGATATATTCTAGATGCGAAAAAAACTTGCCACAAACAAAGAAATTGGAAAAGATTTCTAACGACAACATGGTAATACCAACTTATTCAACGTGTCACATTTTATTTGAAAATAATTATAATGTTCAACAATTGAAGCAAATTACAAAGCATTACAAGTTGAAAGTTTCGGGAAATAAAAAGGAATTAGTAAATCGTATATACATATACTTGAAATTGTCTGAGATTATTATAAAAATTCAAAAAAAATTTAGAGGTCATTTGCAAAGAAAATATGATGCATTGCATGGACCTGCTTTTAAAAACAGGTCATTGTGCACAAATGACAGTGATTTTTTGACTGGAGACACTTTTAATGGCATGGATTTCTCTCAATTTTTTAGCTACAAAGATGAAGATGGATTTATTTACGGATTTGATGTGATTTCTCTCTACAATTTAATAATGAAGTCTGGAAAGGTGGTTAAAAATCCATATAATAGGAATGATATATCTAAGATTGTTATTCAAAATATGAGAAACATGATTAGATTAAGCAGAATTTTAAAAATTGCAATTGATATTGAAATAAAGGATGATGCAATTTCAAATGAAAAATCCACCGAATTAAGAACTTTAGAATTATTTCAAAATATAGATGCTTTAGGGAATTACACAGACCCAGCTTGGTTTCTCACATTGAATAGAGTAAAACTTGTAAAATTTATGAGAGAGTTGGTTGATATTTGGTCATATCGCGCACAATTAACAAATGAAGTTAAAAGAAAAATTTGCCCACCATCTGGTGACCCATTTAGGAGTTTTAATTTAAATTATATTAATGCCGAAGAAAGCATGGACAATGTTAGAAAAACAGTAATTTCTATTTTAGAGAAATTCGTTAATAATGGGGTTGACAATGATAGCAAGTCTTTAGGTGCATATTATGTGCTTGGAGCTTTAACATTGGTTAGTGAAAATGCTGCTACATCGCTTCCTTGGCTTTTTCAATCTGTTGCGCATTTTATTTAATATGTAGTATACTTTTATGATGCCAACCAATCACATATAGAGGACTAAATATATATTTAAGGCCTTAAAGGGCTTAAACGCTAGTCGCCTAGGTATAGTATAGTATGGTACGAACTAGCAAGAAGACCGACGCTCCCGCCGCTGCCCCCGTTGTTGAGAATGTTGCCGCTGCTGCTCCCGCGGCAAAGGCCCCCAAGGCCAAGGCCCCTAAGGCTCCCAAGGCCACCACGGTTGAGGCCTCCGCCGCCCCCGTTGTTGATGTGGCTGCCGTTGCCCCCGCCGTTGAGGGTGAGTCCCTTGAGGCCTCCATTATTGAGCAATCCACCGAGTTTAATGCCAAGCTCCAGCAGCTTGCTTCCCTTATCTCTTCCCTCAAGAGCGAGTACAAGTCTCTTGAGAAGAAGTGGCAACGCGAGCTCAAGACTGCCCAGAAGCAGAGCTCCAAGCGTAAGCGCAAGTCTGGCAACCGCCAGCCCTCTGGCTTTGTCAAGCCCACTCGCATCAGCGATGAGCTTGCCTCCTTCCTTGGCAAGGAGAAGGGCACTGAGATGGCGCGCACTGCCGTGACCCGCGACATCAACGCTTACATCCGCACTAACAAGCTTCAGGACGACAAGAATGGCCGCAAGATTAACCCCGATGCCAAGCTTGCCGCTCTTCTCAAGCTCAAGAAGGAGGATGAGCTCACCTACTTCAACCTCCAGCGCTTCATGAGCCCTCACTTTGCCAAGTCTGTCAAGGCTGAGGCTGCTGCCGCCGCCGCTGCTGCTGTTGCAACTGCTTAAAAACAAAATCCAAATAAAAATATTACAAAAAGAAAAATAACAAAACCAAAACCAAAATAAAAAGCAAGAAAAGAAGAAAGCAAAATAAAACTCTCAACAAAAGAAAAATATAAATTTTAAATTGTGTTTATATTTTTCAAATACTAATTGCAACTGAAGACAAAACCATCTTCTTCTAAAATTGAACGAAGTTGTTCTTTGTTTACAGTTGTATTAATAATACGAATGTTTTCATAGATTTTTAAGTTATCGTGGTTTTCAGACAAATCAAACATATTATAAACATTTTTTAAACAATCATAATTTTCAACGCAATCCACGTTGTTATTGTTTATCCAATCGTAAAAATCGCCACCATCTTTTGCCTTTTTATATTTCTTGAATAACTTTGTTGTCTTTTGCAAATTCATTCCATCTTTTTCATCCCTATTTATGTTGTAATCTGTTCCAGATAAGACGCACATTTGACGAAACTCTTTCATGGTAACGTCAAGCTCTTGCAATATTCCTTTCATATTATATACAACCGCCGTGCGATTTAGCAAACTAAAATATCGCAAGACTCGCGGACAACCATAAGCAAATAAATCCATATCTTCACTCATGCATCCCCACACCTTCTTCTTCAAAACTAAAATTGCGCACATTTCGTCAGCCTCTCCAGGAGCGTCAATATATGTTACTCCAAAGCTTATAATAAGTTCCTTTACCTTTGCTATATGATTCTTGTTCACATAAACAAATTGCTTTTTTAAAGAGTCCATATTTGCAGCAATTTCCTGCTTTTCTGAGTCATCTACAATTTCCTCCAAACAACCCCTTAATCTATTATACTCTTTTTCTGCATCCAGTTTATTCTCCCTACGTTGCTTTAGTAGTTCCTTTTTTTCAGCTGGGGGCTTCCCGTCAAATATAAAGATGGGCATAATATTGTAGTGCCTGAATATAGCAATCATTAAATACATATTTTCAATAAGACAATCGTCGCCGACATACTTGTATAAATAGATACTAATGTCAATGGCAATTTTCTTTCCAGACAAATCCGCCATAGAGACGCACTTGATAGAATCAGGACAATTATCCCTCAAGAAACTATTTAGATATTTGATTCCCATTATTTACTTTGTTGATGTTCTTGAGTGCAATTAATATTTCATTTATGGGTTCAATTTTTATTGAAAGTGAAAATAAAAATTGATATATTGTATTTGATTTTAAATTAAATATAACATCTGGCTATGAGAACTCGCAGCATAACTCGCCTTTTAGAAGAACTAAAAGAACAATATGACGTTCAAAAACCTTCAAATAATATTTGGGAATATGAAGTTAATATAGATTTTGATGAAGCTAGTGCGGCTTGGAAAGCCAATAAAAAATCAACCGGTGGAGGCTGTTATAGATATATATGCAAACACGGGAATAAAAACTGCAAAAGAAATCCAATTCCTGGTTGTGAATTTTGTTCTAAGCATAATATATAGAATGCGTTCTAAAACTTTTAGGAGAAAGCATGGAAAAATGTCTCGCAGAAGGCGAGGTGGTGAAAATAGAACCCCATTTGGTCGTTCTAATACAGCTGAATTAAATGCTATGGAACAAGGTTATGCTCCAACTGCGCCCCCAATGGAACAAGTCATGGCTCCCGTTAAAAACCCATTTAGCATGTTAGGTCGTTCCAATACTTCTGACTTGGTTTCTATGGAAGAAGGAAACGCTAATCCTCAAGTTGCCATTGATGTAGAAGCAACACCAGACATTGAAATGGGTATTGTAGAATCAGGTGGCAGAAAGAGACGCACAAGAAAAGCCAGAAAAGGAAAAAAGTCTAGAAAGAGCAGAAGGTCTCATAGACGCTAGGTATCTAATATATTTACCCCAATTCACAAACAGTCATTCTCATGTTATTCAAAATATAATCAAGAGATTTTGCTATCTTTTTTTTATCACCTTTTCCGTTTTTTATAGTTAATAAAAATTGTTGCATGCATTCAACTGACTCAATTAGTGACCTTGTTTTGTAATTTTTCTCTATAAATTTACAAAATTCCATAATATTTGTTTCGGTCTTTTTAAACTGAAGCAATGACAAATTATTTGTATTGCACCACGACAAAAACCCTTGATAATTATTCATTAGAATTGTTGTAAGTATATAATAAGCAAGAACATTTGATTCTTCTTTATATAGAGTTTCTCTCAATGAATGAGCTTGTGAAGTATTAGAAATAAGGTCAACATAAGTTAGACCCATAAAATCTAATGTCTTAACCATTTGAAAAAACTTGTATGTTCTCTCAAAATTAATAAAGAAATCAAAATTAGATAAAAAATTATCAATATCGTTGTGTGTCTCTTTAATTAAATAGAAACTGCAAAATACAGCATTCATTATTTCCGCCCAAAATTCAGTATATGCCTCAAATAAATTAACATCTGATTTTACCTTAAAAATAGAGAGAATGTGTTTGGTGCATTCTTCAGTATTCATATCAGAGAAATCTAGCGCAAAATTATGAAAGCTTTCATGCATTAATACTTTAAACCATTCCTCTTTTCTAAAAACAACAATTTCTGAATCAACCGGACAAGTGTATGTAAATGCTGTATTTACATTATTTTGATTTAGAATACTAATATTCTTTGAAGGTAGAGCTTTTTTGAGAGAAGTAAAATACATATACAAAACCAATTTTTTAGAACACTTTTTAGAAGAATATTCATTAATTATGTGAAGCCAAACTAATATCTTCTCAATATATTCGTTATATAGTTCAATTTGATGTTCGGCGGATGGGTCTTCTACTATAAAATGCACTTTAATTTCTCTACTGAAGAGAGAAAAAGTATATGACAAATCAAATAACATTTCTTTATCTATGTGTTCTCTCACTTCTTCAGGAAAACTGTTTGGATTAAATGATTTTGGTTTTGGAATTTGGGAAACTCCATGAATTTTTGTAACAACTAACTTATAAAATCCATCACCTTCTTTTGCTTTTTGAGCCTTTATAAAAGAATCTGCGCTCTTTATGTCTGAATATAATCGTTTTAGAATCTTTTCAGTTTTAGAACTTTGTGCAACATGATTTATGCATTTTCTCTCTAAAAAAAAAGACATTAACAATTCGCTATTTTTAGTAAGTTTCATAATCCTCTTATATTATTAATATCTTTTATTTTTATATTTTTGTCGTTATAAATTATATAATGGTAGGACTTGAAATTATGATTGTTGTTTTGTTATTAGTTATCTTGTTTATTGTTTTAACCGGACATATTTACATTGTGACTCAACCTAGTATTCAACCCACACCTACACCTCAACCAAAACCCAAACCAAATCAACTGATTGGTGGATGCGAGGGAACCAGATATGGATGCTGTCCTTATTCAGAAATACCCAAACTTAACGAGATTGGTTCCAATTGCCCAGTTAGCCAAAGATAATAAATTATACAAACATAATAAATAATATATTCGTATAATTTATAGTTATGGAAAATGAACCAAAACCCCAAAAAAGAGGAAGAAAACCTAAAACTATTATCCCCAGCTGTAAAGAAGAGCCTTTAATAAAAAATGTTATAATAGAGGAACCTGAAAAAAACACTATCCATGTTTTACCTTGTGAAGAAATACCAGAGCCGAAATCCTTGGTGGAAATTACAGATGAAATACCAGAACCAGAACCAGAACCCCTTGCCGACGAGATACCAGAACCAGAACCAGAATTAGAAGATAAAGACATTCATGAGTTTATTGAAGAATTAAACAGTGAAATTGAAAACCCAAAAGAAGAAATGAAGGCTGTGCTTGAAGAGATATTTGAAGAGCTGAAAGAAATAATTTCAACAGTTGAAGAACAAAAGGTTCCCCTCCTTTTGGAGATGGATAATATTGAGAAGAGAGAAGAAGTTATTGAAAAAGTAACTGAAACAGTAATAGAACAAGTGAAAGAGATTCAAAAAGGGACACTTGAGATTAAGTCTCTCTTAAATTTGCTTATTATTATATCAGTTAGGCCAGACATGCAAGAAAAATATGGACTGAACCAAGAGTTGGTAAAAATATTGCAATTAATAATACAAACAAATTCAGCATTTTTCTTTAAGATAGAAGAGTCGTTTAAAAGAATATTAGACGACAACAAAATAGACTCTAATGATGTTCCTGAACTAATGAGTTTATTTTCATCTGTTTATGAATTGCTTTTTTCTCTCAAGCTCAAGACTAGCACAATAGAAATAAGTAATGTTTGTGGGGAATTAATCAAGTTGGCATTCAACATTATGCTTACAGAAGGGTTAATAATATTTGAAACTCCGGATGGCAATGAAGAAAGTTTAAAAATTTTTAATGCCTTAGTAGATTCTAGTATTTCTCTCATAAAATTAAGCAAAACAGTAAAATTCAACAACAAGTGGTGCTGCTGGATATGTTAAATTATTTACTTTGATTAAAAATAAATAATATAAAAAAGAACTTAAAGCCGATGGCGACGGAATAAAGACACCACAGTCTAATTTTCATTAACAACTACTTCTTCATCATAAATTCTGTCCAAGTCTATGTAAATTTTAACAACATTGTCGCTCAAACACTTTCCAATATAATAACTAAATGTAGAACCATTCAATGCTTTAAAATTAAAATTTCCAATAAAAATATTATTACAGTATCTTGACAATAGTAAATCCACTATTGCATTTTTTTCTCTATCATTAAAAAATTTATCCACAAACATATAATTATAACTATATTGATTTAAAAAATCAATAACACCATTAGATAAAGAAGACGATAGTATTATATTTTCATCTGTTTCCAATAAATAGTTTTTTATTAAACGAATATATGTTTTTTCCAAATAGCTCTTATATTCATTGTGCGTAATGTTATTCATTCTAGACCAATGCGCTATACCATCTTCTTCTAATCTCAAATGTATTATATTTACTTTTTTATTTACATTCATCTTCTTTGCAATTATTTCAGTTTTTAATATAAAACTATCATTATATGTTATATTTTTCAGTATTTTTTCAAACATATTGTCATTAAAGGAATTTATAAACCCAACTGTATATATATAAGGACCATCAAAATGAATTTCAATATTTGATTTCAAATATTCCCCGTATATTTCTTCAATAAAATACTCATTTATTTTGTATCTTAAAATTAATTTTTTAACTATCCCAGGACAAGGGTCACCTTTTATCTCATTAAAAGAACATTCTTTATGAATAAAAAATTTGTTGCGTCTCTCAAAATGATTGCATTGTTCTTTCATAAAATAAGTTAAATCTATATAATTTGTTTCATGTGTCCCATATTCAACTGATGTTATTTCAAGTTTTATATTATTCTTATCCACAATTATAATGTCGTAGTTTTGTTTTAAAAAAATATTTATATTAGTAATATTGAATATCTCGGTTATTGGACTATACGTTGTTTTGTTAATATCGTTTAAAAAATTGTCAACAACAACAATTTTTTCTCCTTTATCGTAAGCAATGATTATACTTGCAATTAAAGAAAAAATTTGATTTGTAAACCCTGTACCAGTATTTTCAATTCTTGAATAATACATTTTTTATACAATCAAAAAATAGTCTTTAAATGCATATTTAATTAAAGCCGAAGCGTCGGTCCACGAATCTTATCTCTCACAGTTATTAACTGCTCCGCTAATTCCGGCTCCTTTCCCTTCAAGTAATGCATCAATTTTGCATTCTTTGTAGCCATTAATACCTGCTTTAACTCTTCCAACTGAGTAAACTTGGCGCATATCGCATCAAACAATTCCTTCTCCTTTCGCTTTCCATAAAACGTCGGGTCTATTGACACCTCCGTCGGGCGCAATAACTGACCTTTGTATTTTCCCGATGAACTAGCTGCCGCCTTTGCCATCTCGGGATTTTTTGATAAATCAGTTCCAGACTCTGCAGAAAATGAAAGATAAAACTCAGGATTTGACTCTTTAAACTTTGACCCCTGATAATAATGCTCCACGCTATTCCATCTATGTCCATCTAAAACAAAGGGTTTTCCCGGTTCAACCCAATAATCATCCAATTTCTTTCTCCAATCCTTTATTGCGTGCAAATTGGAAAACTCCAAGACGGCTTCCTTGGGTATTATCTCTCCCGAACCCTTTCCAGGCAACTTACCATCTGAGGATTTGTCGTAGAATTGAAACACTACGGCTTCATCATACAATCCTCTAATTTTTGCATCCGATAATTCCTCAAATTTGCAAACCGGAGAGACCCCAGACTTTGACATAATGCTCTCTTTAAATCTAATAAAATCTGGTATTAATGCAAATGCCCCACTATTCTTCTCCATACATTTATCAACTATTCGCTTCTTTATATCATATGGCAACTCCGCAAAAGTAAAAATATGTTTCTTTTTATAAGTAATCAACTTATAATGATAGCCAACAAAATCAACCATGATATAAAATTCTGGAGTAAATTCACCACGAGATTCCAAAATTGAATCATTCAATTGACCACAGTTCAAAACATTTGCCATGTCTTTTCCCTTGTAAGCTTCACTTGACAACAAAATAAATTTAATATTTAATACCCGTTCAAGAGTACTCAAAGCCCAAGTTTCAGCCCAAAATTCACAAGTCTTAATCTTTTGTTTGAACTTTTCTAATGTATCAATGTCCTTCATATATTTAAATTCATCTAAAATGCTTTGCGATACCCTTTTTTGATTTATAATTCTGTCTCTCTGTTCTTTAATTTTTTTTGCAGCATCTGTAAATTGTTTTTTCAAGTTTCTATCCAGAGTTTCACTATACATCTTTTTATATTTTTCATATTCAATCTCCAACTCTTTTGCATCTTTGGTAGCAGCAACAACCGACGCGCTATACATGTCGTAATGCTCTTTATAATTCAAAAAAATTTCTTGATTTGCTTCTTCTGATAATTTTTTTCTCAACTTTTGAACTGTTGTATGCTGCCCTAACTGAGCAAACGCGTCTCTAATTGTTGCAAACAAACAATCTCCACCACCTTCATTATCTATTATATCATATTTATTATTTTTCATAAAAATCTCTATCCATTTATTTGACGATGAATCTTTGTATTTGTCTCTCAATAAATCGGCTTCTTGCTTGGATTCTTCATTTAATGGAGCCACACTAGGAACGTAGTTTTCAGCCTTGGTAAAAATATCCTCTCTTATCTTTGGAATCTTTGGACTTTCAAAATCTCCTTCTGGTGAAGCCTGCTTTTCTTTTTTTTCCTTTTTATCTTTTTTCCCTTCTAATTCTGTATCGGAATCTTCAAGAATTTCAACATCCTTCTCAACTAACTCTCTCGCATCATCTTCATCGGCTTTTTCAGGAACTAACCTTAAGTTTTCTAACATTCTTTTTGTTACAAAAGTGTAGATAAGCGGGTCATCCAATTTTTCAACCTCTAAATTTCCATCTTCATCCATATAATTCAATAAATCAGTAGTAAACAATTCATAAACACCAATCTGTACAACCTTGTTGTTTGTTTTTACTAAATAAATGGGAAAATATGTTATATTTTTCTCTTCATAATTCTTTTTAGCACTGCCAACAGCAATTATTACATCAATATCCTTTATCTCTATTTCATATAAATTAGCTTCTTTTTTGAAATCATCCGAATCAACACTTTTTAGTTCTGGATAACTTGTTCCTTTGTCTAATTTTGATAATACCATCTTATATTTTATAGAGATAATTACTTTTTAATTGGCTTTTAACCCCAAATAACAAATCTTTTCATCATTTTGTCATTTTTAAGTTCATCAATATAATACCACAGTTCTTTCCGCTTAGTAACTATTTCTATATTTTCCGGATTTGTTTCAAACAATATAATCTGTTCAATAATGTCTTGTTTTTTCAACTTGTTTACACGAATGTCTTTCATATTATAATATTCACAAATCAACATTAACTGTTTAACATTAAAGTTAAGTTCATAGTTTTTCATCTCAATAAATATATCATCGTTTTGAATATTTGACATATCAAGTTCATTTAGTTGACTTTCAAGTGCATTCAAATCTAAGCAATCGTCAATCTGTTCATCATCTAAAAAAAAAGTAATATTTTCACTCATCTGTCAATAATAATAATGTTATTTTGCTTTTAATATCATTATTTTAATATCATTATTCTACATTTCAATCAAGTCCATAAACTTGAAAATAGCCTTGTTTGACAAGCTTGGATATGTCTTTGCCTTGCAGTGAGCAAACTTTTTAATCATTTCTCCAAACGATAATCCATCAAATTTCTCTTCGCATGTATCAAACAATTGCTTGTTATAAGAATACAATAGCGCAATATTCTCAGTAATCTCGTCTACTTCATTCTTTCTGTTTTCCTCCATAATAAACGACAGTAACTTATTCAAAAGCCCGCACGCCATTTCCTTCAACTTGTCTTCACTAATAATCTTATTTGTAGTTAAATTTACAAAGAACAAACTGAGCGCCTTTCTGCGTTCATTGTCCTTATTAATTTTGCAAAACCCATCATAGTCCTTCTCAGAATCAACATATTCAATACAATTAAACAACTCCATAAATGATTCTAAATTTTCATTAAAGATATTTCTCATTACTTGATAATTCTCAATAAGCTTCGTGTACAAATCAGCATACAACTTTGAATAAAACCTATTATTGGATGCAATGTCAAATATAGTTGTTCCAACTCGCAACATATCTGCGTCAGAAATTCCATCTGCAATGAGCTGATTCAAAATTTCAATAATCTTTTCAAACGGTTCAAGATACATCTTGTCCGACATCTTGTTAAGCCAAGACCGCATAAGGTCAATTTGAGCCTCAATTCCAACTTTTTGCTCCATTTTAGTGGCTTGAAAAGTGCGAATCGTCTCCCAATCGTCATCATTAAGAACTTCAGTCGGTCTATTCTTCTTCTTCCTTTTAAATTCATTTCCATTTATGCTATCACTTCCACCCATTTTCAAAACATTTTCTCTTTTATGAAATGTTGGAGTTTTCACATAAGTGGGAGACCCGACTTGCTGCGACAACTCTGTAATTATAACCAACGTTTCATCGGGAAGTTTAATGTCAAACCCGTTGAATGTAATGTCTGTAAAATCCTTTAGAGTATATCTCATTGCCATCGTCATGGTTATGCTTCTATTATTTGAATTACATTTATATCAATTTTTTTGGAATATAATAAATATAATGTACAAATGTGCTTAAACATAACCTGTGTATAATATATTATGTCACTAGAACGAGACCAGCCCCCCGCACTCAATAACACCGAAGAGGAAACATATGACTCTTCCTACGAAATCAATAATTGGGAAGACCTAGAAATAGATACCAATTTATTGAGAGGAATTTTTGCATATGGATTTGAAAAGCCAAGTCCTATTCAAAGAAAGGCCATTAAGCCAATTATTCAGAAGAAAGATATTATCGCTCAGGCTCAATCTGGAACTGGTAAAACTGCAACTTTTACCATTGGTGCTCTATCTCATGTTAATACTAATGATGACACTACTCAAGTTTTGTGCCTTTCCCCCACAAGGGAATTAAGCGTTCAGACTGCTACTGTTATGCGTGGAATCGGTTCTATGATGAAGAACCTCCGCGTTCAAGTTTTGGTTGGCGGTTCTTCTATTGATGAAGATATTGGCAATTTGAAGCAAAATGTTCCTCACGTTATTGCGGGTTGTCCTGGTCGCGTTTACGATATGATGCGCCGGAATCACATTATCTCTAAGAACATTAAGCTCGTTGTCCTTGACGAAGCGGATGAAATGTTGTCCAGTGGATTTAAGGAGCAGGTTTATAATATTTTTCAACATTTTAGTAACAATATTCAAGTTGCACTATTTAGTGCCACTCTTCCTGAGCATATTCAGGGCATTACCAGCAAGTTTATGCGAAACCCTGTTAAGATTCAAGTGCGAGCTGAGCAACTGACTCTTGAGGGAATTGCCCAGTATTATGTAGCGGTTGAGGACGACCGTCAAAAGTATTTGACTCTTAAGGATTTGTATAGTTTTATGTCTGTTTCTCAATGTATTATTTATGCCAATAGTGTAAAGCGTGTTTCTGCGTTGTATGATGCAATGATGGAAGATGGATTTCCTGTTTGCAGAATTCATAGTGGAATGGATAAGGCGGATAGAGACCGAGCTTTTGCCGATTTTAGAGGCGGCACTTATCGCGTTTTAATTTCTTCCAATGTGACTGCTCGTGGCATTGACATTCAACAAGTTAGTGTTGTTATTAATTTTGACATTCCTAAGGATGTGCATACATATTTGCACAGGATTGGGCGCAGTGGTCGTTGGGGGCGCAAGGGTGTTGGAATTAACCTGATTACTCGTCGGGATATGTCAAAGCTCAAGGAGATTGAGCAATATTACTCCACTCAAATTAAGGAAATGCCGTCTAGCTTTGACACTTTGGCAAAGTAAATCGCGTAAAATAAAAAGAAAATAACTCTATATTTGATATAATATACATGTCAATATCTAATATAGAAAAAATAAACGACCATTTCAAATTACCTATTTTTTATAACGACGAGCGAATGGAACTCAATAAAAATATTACAATGGATTTAGAGCTAATTAAAGCCGCTGACCCATCTGGTTGCAATCCTTTGTATCATTACGCATTTCAACCCAAAACTGAGTTTGCCGTTAAAGTTATAGAGCAAATTCCTAATTATTACACTACTGACACAAATTTCTTAAAAGACACGCAGAAATTGTTATCCACTTTTGCCAACGGCACCCTCGGAGAAAAAAGTGGAGAAGAGGGGTTTTGCTCCACTTTTGGGAAAAGTGGTAAAACTAGTGTGATGGAAATATGGGATGAAATTAAAAATGACACCGGATTCAAAGAACGTTATCATTATATTGACTGGCCTATGTGGGAATATCTCAATAAATCCGATTATTTTTTGCAGATTATGAGTGTCTATAACTTGGCCGCGCCGGTTATTTCTTTATTGGTCCCTTTTGTAATACTTATTATACCATTTTTTGTAATTAAAGCCAAAGGACTTAGCGTTACTGTCAATGAATATGTTGAAATACTTAAAACAATCGCAGCAAACCATGCAATTGGAAAACTATTCACAAAATTTCATAGCGTGAAACTAGACGAAAAAATTTACATCCTTCTATCAGCTGCATTTTATGTTTTCTCAATTTATCAAAATATATTAACATGTTGTAGGTTCAATGACAATATGACAAAGATTCACTCACACTTGGAAAAAATTAAAAAATATATAGAAGAAACCGAACAATCAATGTATCGGTTTTTATTAAATTCGGCAAACCTTTCTAGTTATGAAAAATTTAACGCAGTTTTAAAAGAAAAATTAGCAGTTCTTGCAGAATTCAAAAAACAATTAGAGATAATTTCAGCTTACAAACTATCTTATAAAAAAGTAGGCGAATTAGGACATGTTCTAAAATGCTTTTATGAATTGTACAGTGAGCCAAAATATAACGACGCATTTTTATACTCTTTTGGTTTTAACGGCTATGTTGAATGTATAGAAGGTATCTCTACAAATATTAAGGCTAAACATATAAACATGACAAAGTTTAATAATAAGAAGAAATCAACTGTTATAAAGAAAGCTTATTATCCTGCACTCATTAACAATAAACCTATAAAAAATTCCTTTAAGTTCAAAAAAAATATAATTATTACTGGACCCAATGCTTCAGGAAAAACAACTACTTTAAAAACAGCATTAGTTAATGTAATTATAACACAGCAATTTGGCTGTGGGTTTTATGAAAGCGCAGACATTAATCCGTATAAACATATTCATTGTTATTTGAACATTCCGGATACTTCAGGGAGAGATAGTTTATTCCAAGCTGAAGCACGCCGCTGCAAAGAAATATTGGATATTATTCAAAACAACGATAAAAAAGAAAAACATTTTTGCGTGTTTGATGAATTGTATTCAGGAACAAATCCAGAGGAAGCTGTTTTAAGCGCACACGCATTTATGAAATACTTGATAAAATTTAAAACAGTTAACTGCATTTTAACAACGCATTTTATTGACTTGTGCAAAAAATTGGATAAAGACGAATCAATAGAAAACTATCACATGAAGACTGTTTGTTGTAATAAAACGACAGGCAAAGATTTTAATTACACTTATTTATTAGAAAAGGGAATTTCAAATATTCGCGGCGGAATTAAAGTTTTACATGATATGAATTATCCAAAAGAAATTATTGATGACACGATGAACTCGGGTTAAATATAAAAATTTATTTAAAACGCCGCGCCTAAAAATAATATTCGTTCATCCACAAATATTATTGTATTAACTTTTGTTAATAATGGCTTTATCAGACATATTAACTGTTCCCTTTCTTATATCTTTAGGCATTACTTTATTGCTTGTTGGTATTGTTGGCTTCTTCTTTGCGCAGAGACTCCAAGAACAAAATCATAAGATTACTTCTATGTTCGGTTTAGTTACTACTATGGCCGAAGAAATGAATTTTATTAGAGGACGAATGCAAATGATGTCATATCAGGGTCCTCTTACTCAAGGAGGCGAAAAACCCACGCAAAACTTTGGGAATTTAGAAGAAGAAAACTTAATTCCGGTTTCTGATGGTGAAAGTGAAGAAGACGACGATGAAGACCTTGACGACGACGACGAAGATGACGACGCGGAGGAAGATGAGGAAGACGAAGACGAAGACGAAGAACACGAGGTTATTGAGTTGAGCCACGACCCTAGTGGTGGAGTTAAAGTAATTAATTTTGCTGAGATGTTACAATCAACCGAGGAACCAGAGGAAAATGACAACAACTCCGAAGAGCTTGGTGACTTGGATGAAATTGAAGATTTAGATGATGAAAGCGTAGACACTGAAGAAAATAACTCAGATAACTCAGACTCAAAGAAAATGAAATCTTCAGACCTTGAATTTATTAAGTCAATTGATATTTCTAATTTAGAAGAATCAGGAGAGAAAAACACGGTTGACTATAAGAAGATGTCTTTAAACAAGCTTAAAGAAATCGCCGTATCAAAGGGTCTACTTAATGACAACTCCAAGGCCACAAAAAACGCAATTCTTAAATTGTTAGGTTCTGAATAAGAATAATTTTCTCCAATCATAATATACTATGTCCTGGGCAACCTGTTATAGTGGTTCTAATAATATTCATTTTAATTTTCCTCCTATTATGGCCGATGGAAGAAATTACGCATCTTGGCAACCAGAAGCCGTTGTCAATAACCGCATTAGACAACAAGAAAATATTACCACCAGTTGGCAATACAGACAATATTTAACCAACAATGCTAATGAAATTATGAAAATGAACAGTTATGAGGCATGCAATGAACTTGGATTACCATCACACTTTCAAACAAACGCAACTCCTTCAACAAACGTTCCTTACACATTCAAGTCTACATTTGACACCAATACTCCCGGATTTGGTTATTGCAATAGCAACTTAAAACAACCATACTTGACGAGAGAACAATTGCAGGCCAGAATGATTGCACCAGTTGTCACTGTGCCCATAAATACAAATGAGTAAAACAGATATAAACAATGCTATTTTTATATTCTATTAGTTTAGTAGAATATGAAGATTCTTAGTATAGATGTTGGAATAAAAAACTTGGCCTTTTGTTTATTTGAAAAACCCGACGGCGATAATGAATATAAAATAGCAAAATGGGATGTCATAAATATCGCATGTGAGACAGAAGCCAAATGTGGGGAAATTGAAAAATTTAAAGACTGCAATAAACCCGCCAAGTTTTCAAAAAATGGAAAATGTTATTGCTTGAAACATTGCAAAAAACAACCATTTCAAGTCCCAACAACTGATTTAAAACCTTCCTTTTTAAATAAACAAAAAATCAAAAACTTGTATGAATTAGCTGAAAAATACAATATCAAATATGAAGACCCTATCAAAAAAGCAGATTTAGTCTCTCTTATTAATAACTATGTGTTTGAAAAGTGTTTTGAACCCATTGATGCAACAAGTGCGTCAAAAGTTGATTTAATAACCATCGGCCGAAATGTTAGAACTAAGCTTGATAGTATTTTGGCTGAACACATAACCACATTAACTCACGTTGTTATTGAAAATCAAATAAGCCCAATCGCAAATCGCATGAAAACAATACAAGGCATGATTGCTCAGTATTTTATTATGCGTAATAGTAATACATCCATTGATTTTGTTTCAGCCGCTAATAAATTAAAAGATAGTAAAGCCGAACCATTTTCTAATAAAGGGAGTAGTTACGGAGAGAGAAAAAAACTAGGGATTCAAAAATGCTTAGAATCTATATCAAATTCGGCAAATTATATATCATGGGAGGATTTCTTTAAGAGTCATAAGAAAAAAGACGATTTGGCAGACTCTTTTTTGCAAGGCACGTGGTTCATTTCAAATAAAATACTATAAAAATAACAAATGACAAGTACAAAGCAGTTAAAGCCTTTTTTATAACAGTTGACTTTTTTTGGTTTTACGGCTGTATTTTGCTCGTTGACGCCTTGTTTTTATTTTTTTCTTATGGCCTCCTACCCGCTCCGCACCAGAACTTTTCTCATTTGTGTTTATAACAATATACATAAGTTGAGCCACCCTCTCTCTAATAGGTCCCATTAAAGAATTTAACGATAATTTATATACTCCTTTGTCGGGACGAATTCCCATTATTGGGGTTATAGTGTTTTCACCCCATGAATTTTTTACAAGTAATTTTGTATCTATGAGTTGCCCGTTTACAACTACGTCTTCATATGCAACTATAACCATAGCGTGATACACTCCACTAATTTTAAGAGAAATTTCTCCATAATATCCAAGATTTAGCATTCTTTTCAAGCGTTCCATGCGTGTTTTAAATTCTTCAGCATTATCCTCTGCATTAATTAAAGTTGCATAAACATCTACTGTTTTGTTATTAATTTTATCCTTTATAATGTTTAAAGCGCCATGAATCGTTTCGCAAATTAATCTTACGTATGAATTTTTTAAAACAGTTTTTATCTCTTGTTTTGTTTTTTCAGAAGATTTTATATATGGAAAACAAGCGCTTTCATTGCATGGTTTTGCAAAATTTAAAGTAAACGCAATATCTTCAATACTTATTTCAGTTCTTAAATTATTTTCAAAAAATTCATAAATTATATCATAAGTTTTTCCTCCATTGCATCCATATTTGTTAGTGATGGTAATATAAATATATGAGTATAAAGCAGCGGATATATTTTCTTTCAAGTTTCCAGTTTCATCCCTTGTTTCAGCACTTCCTAGACAAGATGGATATTTTCTAAAGTGTTTTTGAGCTCGGCTTTTTCTAAAATTTAAAACATCTAAATGACTTGGTTGCGCAGTATATGACATGTATCTTTTTAAATTTTTATTAAAACAATCAAATGGCTTTACTGAACACTTTTCTTTATAATAATAACTGCATTTTTCTAAAACAGTATTGTCAAAATAATCTCCGCAAAATATTTTAATAAACCTTGCCAATATACGCGACGCAGTGTGTGCAAAACATGTTCCACCTAACTGGTTTGATACCGTTAAAGAAGTTGCACGAGATAACTGTGATTTAGGAATAGATTGAGGGTCACTCATTATATAAATGATAAGAAATTAACTTCGGTCATCGTATATATATTGCCCAACTTTTCAAAAGTTGAGAAATATATAATATGTAATTCGTATTACTTAAAATTATATGTTCTTATTAATTCATAATGGACAGTGAAATTATTGACATTTCTTCAATAAATTTAGGCGGCGGCGATGCGGGAGGAAGGTCGTCAAATTTTGGCGGTGGTCTTGAGCTTTTAATGAACGATAAGAAATCTTCAGGTGGTCGTCCATCTAGCGATATTAATATTGATGATTTAAATACTTTAGAAAATGAATTGAATGATTTAGTAGATGATGGTAACTCTGGTCCTAGTTTATTTGAAGGCAAGTCCGACATGTTTAGCAAAGGTATTTCATTAAATTACGATGACAAGCCAACCGGTGTAAGATTTAGCGATACTCCCGGTATTGGTCAAGCAACTGCCGAAGGTTCACCCGAAAGCAAGACATGGGACGGTTTTACCAAGTTCAATAATGTTCCCATTAATCCCGACAAGCCAATGTCAAGCCAACCTCAAATGAGCAAAGAGGAACTCCTTAGAGAGAAGTTTAAGTATTTAAGGAAGCTTGAGGCACTTGAGAATAAGGGTGTCAACTTGACTAAAAAATACAGCATGGATTCTCCTCTTGCAGAAATGCAAGGCGAATATGAAATGATTATGGAAGAGAAAACCAAGCAAAATTCAGTCAAATTTCAAGGCAATATGCTAATGGCATGCATCAATGGCATTGAATTCTTAAACAATCGTTTTGACCCATTTGATGTTAAATTAGATGGTTGGAGCGAACAAATTAACGAAAATATGACTGATTATGATGATGTTTTTGGCGAACTTTATGAAAAGTATAAGAGCAAGGCCTCTATGGCTCCTGAGCTCAAGTTGCTCTTCCAACTTGGTGGAAGTGCTATGATGGTTCATATGACAAACACCATGTTCAAGTCTGCTATGCCCGGAATGGACGACATCTTGCGCCAAAATCCCGATTTAATGCGTCAATTCCAAACTGCTGCAGTGAACTCTATGAGCCAACAGAGCCCCGGATTCTCTGGATTTATGAATAATATGATGAACCCTGAACCCCAAGTCTCTATGGGCGGACCTCCTCCACCACCCATGGCAACCCAAGGACCCGGTGCGCCAATGCCTCCTTCCAGCAGACCCGGAAATAACAGCAGCTTTAATATGGGTCGCAACAACTTTAACCCCAATCAAGGTCAAAATGACGGAATTAATATTAGAGAGAACTTTTCTAGCCCATCTGACGGAGAACGCAGCAGCAGACGCGGACCCACACCTCGTGCCGAAATGAAGGGACCCAGCGATATTACTGACATCTTATCTGGATTAAAGACCAAGACGATTAATATTCAAGAAGCACCCCAACAACAACCTTCTTTTAATGATAGCAGCACAATTAGCATTTCAGACTTGAAGGAATTGCAAACCGATGGTAACATGCCAAAGCGTAGCAAGAGACGCCAAAAGTCTGATAAGAACACTGTCAGCTTAGACATTTAATCCCATAATTTTTATATGTTTAAATAACCATATAAAAATAATAATAAAATAATAGAAAACAATGAGAAACGTTGCACTAATAACTGGAATTGCTGGACAAGATGGGTCCTATTTAGCGGAATTATTATTAGAAAAACAATACAATGTTTGGGGCATCATCCGCCGTTCATCTAATATAAATACCGAAAGAATTGAACACATATTTGATAAATTGGTTCTAAGATACGGTGATTTGTCGGATGGTGTTAATTTATTGAATATATTACATGAAATAAAAAACAAATACACTGACATTAACCGTCTAGAAATTTACAACTTGGGTGCAATGAGTCATGTCAAAGTTTCTTTTGATATGCCGGAATACACTGGTGATGTTGACGGCATTGGCGTTTTGCGGTTATTAGAAGCATCTCGTAATTGTGGTATTCCTTTAGAAAAGATTCGTTTTTACCAGGCGTCTACCTCTGAATTATATGGAAAAGTTGTTGAAGTGCCACAAAAAGAAACTACACCATTTTATCCTAGGTCTCCATACGGCGTTGCCAAATTATATGGTTATTGGATTGTTAAAAACTACCGAGAAGCATATGGAATGCACGCATGTTCAGGCATTCTTTTTAATCACGAAAGCCCTAGACGTGGACACAATTTTGTTACGCGAAAAATTACAATTGGATTAAATAAAATATTAAAGGGAATTGACAATAAACTTGTTCTTGGTAATATTAATTCGCTTCGCGACTGGGGTCACGCAAAGGATTATGTAGAAGGAATGTGGCGCATTCTTCAAAATGATACTCCAGACGACTATGTTCTTTCTACAAATGAATATCATAGTGTGAGAGAATTTATAGAAAAGTCCTTCTCTCTAAAAGGACTCAATATTAAATGGAAAGGAGAAGGAATAAATGAAATTGGTTATGACGAGAATACCGGAAGAGAGCTTATTTTCATTTCTGAAAAATATTTTAGACCCACCGAAGTAGATGAACTATTGGGCGATTCAACAAAGGCAAGAACCGAGCTAGGTTGGAATTGCAACTATTCTTTTGATGACTTGGTGAGAGAAATGGTTGAAACCGACTGCGCATAAAATATCGGCAAATTATATTTTTGTTAAGTTATAATTCATTTATTAAATTATCAAATAAATATAATAAATGAATTTAGATGAAGAAGAATCAAATAAAACCAAAGTTATTATGGATAAAAAAGATTATAAAATGACGAGAATAGACAAATATAATTACTTATTTGAATACGAAATTACAAGTAAAAATATTTTATTAGAAAACGTTATAAACTTGGAATTTATTAAACTTATATATGAACTCAACAAACATGACATCTTTGACGATTTTTATTTAGAAATGAATAATACTGAAAGTGCAACGGTATATATCTTATTTAAACACTTTTTTAATGATTTCGGCGTTCCTCAAAAATATGCACACCTAGATATTTCCATTGAAAAAACAGATAAACAAATTACTTTTAGAACGACGACTAACAATTCTCAACCGAAAGTAAATATATTAAATAAAGAGGCGAAGCTCATTCCAATTCACAATGTAACAACAATATGTGAATTAATTACTCCACATAAGACAAGCATTAAAACTACAACCTCGTTTAATAATAGCATGAACTTGCCCGAGTTTATTGAAAAAATGGCCACAACTGTTATTAGTAAAATATTTTTAAGAACAAAACAATTTATAGAGAAAATTACAATTAATAATACAAGATAATACATGATTGAAATACTTAATTCAATTAGAAAAACAGTTTCTAATGTAGCATTTATGTTTGATGTTACAATTATGTTCTCTTATGAGTGTGTTAAATATTTTATTAAGAGAGATTATCATGAATTTATTCGCAATGTCGCAAAAAACTTATCTCAAAAGAACATTTTATATGTCAAAATGTTTCAAGCTATATCATTAAATAATAATTTAATAGACGATGCACTGAACAGTGAATTGTTGAAATATACAGATTCAGCGCCGTATTCGTATAATGACATTAACGAAGACTTGATAAGAGCAATAGAACGTGAATATTATTTGAGGGCGGAAAACGAGACAATTCCAATGAAATCTGGTATGATTTCTCTTGTTTACAAACTTAAAAATGTTGATGGAGACCACGTGATTTTAAAGGTTAAAAGGAAAGATATAGATACCAAGCTAGATGATGCAATTGAAAAGCTATTGTTTTTTATAAAAATGATATCAATTATTCCACAGTTTAATATGCTTGATATTCCAAATGTAATTATAAAAAATATTGGTTTATTGCGCCAACAATTAGACTTTCACGAAGAAGTTAAAAATACTTTAGAAATGACAGAGAATTGCAAGAATTTAAAATATATAAAAATACCAAAGGTTTATGAGGAGGTTACCAAGAAATATGATGAAGTTATTATGATGGAGTATATTGATGGTGTTCATATATCAAATTTAGATGATGCCGATTATAATGAATTTGCAAAGCTTGTAATGAAATATGGTTTTGTTTCAATAATAAACAATAGCGTAACCCATGGAGATTTGCATGCTGGAAATATTATTTTTATTAAAAATATGGAAAAACCTGTAAAAGAACTTGTAAATGAACCTGTATATAAGTTGGGATTAATAGATTTTGGAATTGTTATGCGAATAAATGAAAAAACAACAAAAGTTTTTTTAGACATTGTTAGTAGTATGTTTACAGATTCAAGTAGAGTTCTAGCTGAAAAGTTATTAGACAACATAATTAAACCCAGAGAAACATTTAAAAATATTCCATTTGAACACAGAGAACATTTATACATAGAAGCTAGTAAAATTGTAGAGGAAACTGTGCATAATTTAAAAGATGCAAGTCAAATTAAAATATATGATTTTATTAAAAAGTTTAATGAATATTTAAATGGAAACAATTTGAGGTCGCACAATTTACATGTAAGCGACGATTTTGTTAAACTTCAAATGGCTCTGGCTATGTCACAAGGTGTAAGTTTATGTTTATGCAAGAATGATTTTATGCCATTTGCAAACAAGGTATTAAACGAGTTATTTCACACAGATTTGATATTTGAAGACACTGAATAATATTATATAACACCAATGCAACATTGTAGTATATAATATTATTTGCTAATAGACTTGTCAATAACGGATTCTTTTGCTACATTACGAATAATTTTATTATAATGTTGTTCATCTTCTTCCTTTGTTGAGCCGCCCATAGAATGAATAACGATTTGATGATAATCCATGTGTCTTTTTGAATCATAATCATCTGATTCTGGATTCTTTTCTCTCCATTCATTGATTTGCTTGAAATTCTTAGCAGCAATGTACTTGATTGCTGTTTTCATTTTATTCTTTTCATCGCTATCTTTTTCCCAAGAATCTTTATCTTTCACATACAAGATTTCTCTCTTTAAATCGCTGCAATGAACCGGTCGTTTAAAGACATCAAGTTCTTTAAGTCCTCTAATAAACAGTTTTGAAATACCCTCAGAATATCCAACGCGACCAACCATATCCAAGTCGGTTGTGTTAAGTTTTAACTGATTAATAAAATCCATAATATTGAGTGCATCTTTACATTGTTCATTCAAGAAAAATTGCAAGTTGAAGTTGTTGGTGTTATTGTTTGTATTATTAGTAGTATTATTAATTATTTTTCCTTCTTTTGCCATTTCTAATATTTGTTGTTGTAGTTTTTGATTTTCTTTATTCTGTTCTATTAAAAGTTCTTTAAACTCCTGGTTTTGTTTTACGATTTCAAGAATAAGGTTGTATGACATGTCAAGTGGCATAGTGTTTGTTGTAACTGGTTCTTGAGCGTTGCATGATTTTTTGTGTCTAGATAAACCCTGTCTATGTTTATATTCTTTCCCACATTCGCATGCAAATATGGGGTCAGCTTCTTTAAGCTTATTTATGTCACCATTGATGTAATCTTTCATCATCAATTCTTCATTTTTCTTATGTTTACTAGACAATAAATGTTTCTTATAGTTGCTAATTTTACAGCTTATAAAGTCACAATTGTTGCAATAAAATTTATTAGCTTCTTTTGGCTTATTTTTGTCACCCATTTGTCCCTTAATATAGGTGACAGAAAAATTCTCTAAGTGTTTACTCCCAAAAATATAAAATTTTTTATCATAACACATTTTGAATAAAAAAATTGGAATTGTGAGCATTCTGGTCTAAAAACACTTTTGGGAAAATCCGGTTTCATGAAAATCCCAGGGTTTTGAGAAATTGGACATTTTTTTTGTCCATTTTTGGATTTCTCGAACACTTTTGCCAAACAAGAAAATCCCAGAAATAGATATTATCTTTAAAGTAACTTAAAGAAATGTACCGACCGGCTTTAAGTTGTTTTACACATTTTATTATTTCAAATACCGGTTAATTGTGAAACTCAATAATGTATGGTTCAAACCTTTCAAAACCTTCAACAATTTCGGGTTCGTCTTCCATATGTTCTAACACAATCTTATTGAAATTTTTATCACAATGAGTGCGATAAATTTCACACCAAAATTCTGTTGTCAACTTCTCAAGCATATCTGTAAACTCACTAACTTTTACGAATTTTCTTTCAAAAACAGAGAGGTTTTCTATTTTGTATCCAATAATACATTGTCCTTTATCCATATAAAATACACTGATTTCCACGTTTTTGTCGTTTAAAAAGTTATTTGCATAGTCTACAAAATAACAATCCATGTACATATTTTCTGTCAAATTATGTTTTTGCATTATATCACATTTTACTTGTTCAAAATCTAAACTAAATAAGCGAAACGCCTCTTGGCAGGTAACGGGAAAGCCAAAATAGAGTGGCATGTTTGGTTTTAGTTGATTACTTTTTGTCAAAAAAATAATCAATTTTTTTATAGGCTTTTGAAGTAAGAAATGTTGATGTTATTAATAAAGTCTTCTCCTTTTAGTCTTTCTGCTTTTACCACCCTTTTTGCTCTTTCTGCTCTTTCTGCTCTTTCTACTTTTTCTACGTCCACCAGCCTTTGCCGCCATTTCCTCAGCATCTGCCTGGGCTGCTGCTTGCTGTATGGTGATGCCAAGAGCTTCTGCGCGTTTCTTGTTTCTATCATATTTTAGTTGAGTTAAGGTTCTTCCAAATAAATAACCATCATTGAAAAGGGTGGAGTCCTTGGCCGCCATGGCGGCGACTTTGGCATAAAGCTGTGCGTTTGTCATCTCTCCTCTTGGATCGTCGCTCATTATATTATTAATTGAGAAAAAATATATAAAAATGTTTCTAAATCTTTCAGTATTTAAACGCTTATTTTAATGTTTCCTGGATTTCTTGTAGTGCCTTTTTTTCAGTTGTTTCTTGCGACCTTTACGAAGAGTTTTTCTTTTTCTTCCACCCTTCTCTTTATGCTCTGGCTCAACAGCAGAAGGGTTTCTCATTAATCTTGGTCTCTCTCTAAGAGGTTGCATTATTTCAGGACAAATGCGACAATTTTGCGCGTATCTACCTGGCAAACAACAGTCGCGACCATCTACTCCTACAACTTCCGCAACATCATATGGCATCTCTGTTGCTACATCAGTTTCTGGAAATTCACTTAAATCCACTGGAATTACTGCTGGGTATTCGCGACCACTTTTGTTTGATTCAACGGAGTTTTGTCGCGGCATTGCCACTGGAATAGGTTCTACCTCTGGCGCACTAAAAATGTCATCATCGGCCATCGGGACAATTCTATTCTCTCGTCTTCTAGTAAACCAACTATTTCTCGGTTGTTGAGGACGACGCCTTCTAGTAAATAACCGATTTACATTTGCTGGCGGAGTTGGAGGTCTCCTAACTGCCGCTCTTTCAATAAATTCTCTATCTCTAGGCGCCGGATTTATTGAACCACTTGATGGGGTTCTAGAAAATAATGATTGCATATATAATATAACTACAAATAAAAATTGACCAGTTAATAAACAATTAATATTAACTTAAAGCAACCGGAATGCAGGCAACCTTGAAGGATATTAACGCAGAAAACCCTAAGGACTTCATCTTTATTGATGGAAGTTATTTCTGCTTTTATCGTTATCATTCTATTATGCGTTGGTGGAAAAGCGCTTATCCAGAAAATCCACTAGCAAACCCTTTTACAAATGAACAGTTTGTTGAGAAATTTAAAAAGACCTTTGTAGACACTGTAAGAAACCTCAAGAAGAAACTAAACATTGATAGCGAGAATCCTTTTATTATTGTTGGAAAGGATTGTAAGAGACAAAATATTTGGAGAAATGAGCTTTATGATAAGTACAAGGCAACCAGAGTAAATGATGACGGTTTTATGGGCGGTCCATTCTTTAAAATGGTATATGAAGATAATATGTTTCAAGAGGGTGGTGCAAGAGCTGTTCTAAAACATCCCAAGCTAGAAGCAGACGACTGTGTCGCCATCTTTGTAAAACACGTTGTTGAAAACTATCCAAATGCAAATGTAAAGGTAATTACAAGTGACAAGGATTATTTGCAACTGGCCGGCCCTAGAGTAAGAATTTTCAATCTTGGATACAAGGAAATTTCTGAGGAAACTCTCGGCGGCAGTGCAGAAGCTGATTTGTTTTGTAAGATTGTTATGGGGGATACAAGTGATAACATTAAATCTGTGTTGAATAAGTGTGGTCCAAAGACAGCCCTCAAATGTTTCAAGGATAGAATTTACTTTGATGAAAGAATGAAGAAGGAAAATGCTTATGAAAAGTTTGAATTGAATAAGACAATTATTGATTTTAATTGCATCCCTCAAAATCTAGTAGATGAATTTGTAAATTCAGACGGTTACTCATCTAATTAATAAATAAATAACACAATATAATTATTTATCTATCGCAATCGTCTAGTTTTTTTTCCTCCTGCGTAAGACACATGAAATCTTCTAGTATCAATGGGAGGTCTATATCCATAAGTATTATTACTATTAAATCTAGGCATTCGTCTATATTCATCTTCTCGCGATTCTCCCTCTTTTCTATATTTTACGGATGATGGAGCTACGTGGTCGCGTTTATAAAATTCAAGCGGATGATAAGCAAGACCAAACATATCGGCAAATGATTGTCTAATTTTTTCATATCTTAAATTACACGCAATTACAGGCTGTTTAATAAGAGGAATTGATTCACCCGGATATAACTCAAGGTCTACAATAACATAATAACTCAACTTAGAGTCGTCCATTCTAGGAGCATTGTCATTATAAACATTTACATATCTATTTTTATTGCTAATTTGACCTCCAGTTTGACCTCCATTCATTCCGCCAGCGTGACCTCTGCGACGTCCAATAGCAATGCTAGCTAGTGCTGGGTCAACGCCATTTGCTATATTTTGGAGCCTTTGTGGAGCATTATCTCTAACCTGTTCATATCTCTGTTGAAGTAAATTAAAATAATCCCTAGTAACATTGTTTACTCCAAACCAGCTTGCATCTCTACCTGGAAAAAACTTCCATTGCATTTTAAATATAAAATACTTTAAATAGTCTGGCATTTCAAGAAATGTATAAATAAATTTATTATCAAAGGTGTTGTGAATAATTTCATAATGAGATGCACCTGAACTGGCTTCAGTAGTTAATAACAAAAATGCAAATTGAGAATAATCATTTGCTTGTGCTTCATCGCTTGCTGATGGTGCAATTCTAAACGGAAATTGATGGGACGGGGTTATTTGGTTTGGTCTTGCACGAACATTTTGATGCGTCATATAATTTGTATCCTCAATTTCATAAACATATTCATTAGTTGTTCGGTCATGAGCAAAACTTTTTATAACGCCAAAACTTCTAGACCGCGAGTTATTGATAAAAGTTACATCAACCCCAATTGGAATTGGTGCTCTAATAGGAATTTCACTAGTGTCAATAACAATAAATTTAACCTTAAAAATTCGTTCTAATATGTTAATAGCAACAGTATCACCCCAATATCTAGTTCCTGTTCGCATTGCATTTCTTAAAGCGACTATATTATCACCAATCCAATTTCCTCTATCATCAAATAAAAATGAATGTTCCCGTCTCATTTGCCTGGCATATGGGTCGGCGTGTTCGTCATCCATATCAACGTTTTCAATCAGTGGTCTTAATGCAACATTCCAACCATCCGCATCATCAGGCTGCAATCCATAAGTTGGGTCCGCTATGGCTCTGCGCAAAGATTTATATGAAAAATAACCAGATGGTTCAGCAAATGGATTATTTGATTTTTTTCCATTATTAACAAGTTCAGCATTAAATAGCTGAGAAATTGCATAAAAAAGACAATCGCCTCCTCCAGGATTATTTGTAACATTCCAACTAGTAATCATTTCATCAACGTCATTCAATCTTTGAAAAATGCAATTATCTCTCAAAGCCGAATCATATAAATCTGTTACATGTTCTCTCAAAGTTTCAGTATAATCCTCGTCAAAATTTCTTTCCATATTTTTTTCAATAGACTTTTTTAATTTTTCTCCCGGCGTTAATATAGCACTTTCATCTTCGTCATATATAGATTCTTCATCAGAGTCTTCATCAACATTATCAACAATTTCTGTACATTTCTGCAATATACCCATTTTTGAAATTTCTGGGATAAGAATGTCAATCGCATTATGATATTTTTTATTTAACTGTTTCATTAACAATTTGTAACTAGCGTGTTTAGTTTTATTGTCTTGTTTTGCTTTTGTTGTAACAGCAATGGTATTTCTAAGAGTTGCTCCATCAACATAAGATTGACTATCCCAAAATAAATAATTTGGAATAAATTGCGCCATTACAGGGTCTGCAAGAATTTGTCCATATGACTTAATTTTTTTTGTGTATATTCTGTTAAGAACGCTGCAAAGATTTTGTCTAGACGTAATGAGAGATATTTCTCTTGAATATTTTATAGCAGATATTCTGGAATACAAGGTAATTAAATCATAACACATAGTTATTGCTGTTTGTAATTTAATATAATCGTTTTGTTGTTGTTTTAAAGCGGATGTTTTTGGGAAAGCAAAATCAACCATTTGAGCATTTTGTAATTGAAGAGGTTTGTTTAATTTTGAAACATCTTGTTCAAATGAAGTTCGTTGAGCTTCTGTGTATGTTTCATTATATTTGTCAAGTAATGCTTTGGCAATAGATAATTTTCCTTCAATTATTTCGCCCCCTTTATTAGCTCCAATAATATATTCTTTTATTGAATTTAAAAAGACATCAGTCTGTCTATATAAGTTTTTCCAAATGCCGAGGTCAATAATAAAATCAAATTTTAATAGAGAAAACATATAAACATCATAATTATACCTATTAACTAACAATAATCCAGGGTGCTGATAATATTGCTGAAGAAGTTCTGAATAATTTTTTGGTGTAGTAGAATTAACTTTAATAAATTGTTCTACCATTGAAACTTCTTTTATAAGCATTTTAAAATTGTCGGCCAATGGATTTGGTTCAGCTGATTCAAAGCTATTAATTATATTTTTATAACATTGCATGTCAAATTTAATAATATTTAGAATTAATATATTTTGATATTGTTTATCAGTATTTTGTGATTTAAACTGTGTTTCTTTTGCAACGTATAAATTAGAGTAAAACCAATATAAAGCTCTAATATAATTGACTAAGGCTTGTGTTTTTCTAATAAGTAGTTTAAGTGACGCAAGAAAAGAGTTTAAAAATTGAATTTTATACTTTTCAAGGGAAGTAATAACATTTCTCAATTGATTTTTAACATCAGAATTATTAACAATACTTTGAGGTGTTAACCCGCGCGACTTGAACTCAGTAATTGTATCATTCAAATTTGCAACAGTTTCATCATAACTTTTTTTATTTTTAAAAACATCATTAGTAGTGGAAGCTTGTGCAACCTGAGGTGTAACTGGGGAAGCTTGTGCAACTGGTACTGCACCACCAACAGTTACAACAGGAGTTGCAACGGGTGTTGTTTTTTTTGCTTCATTAATAAGAGCAAAATAGGTTCCAATAGAGTTGTCATACATTTCTTTTGCTCTTCTATATTCTTCTCCTTTTTGCAGCAATTGTTGATATGCAGGTTCTAATATTTTTCTGTTTAATTTAATATCTTCTGAGTAATTTCTATCAATTGAATAAATAATGTTGAGAGAAACCGGGTCATTTGATAAACTAGCTTCATCTTCCAAGTTAATAGTTGGTTGTTGTTGAGGAGTTATATTTTTACCAATCAACCCGAGTGCAGAACTAGGTGTTGTTTTTTTAGCCTCTTCTTCAGCCAATTTGCGAGCAGCCTCTTCATCGGGAGACAAGTTAGATGCTGGTTTCATTGGAACTACTCCTCTTGCAAGACCACTTGCATATTCGTCTTTAAACTTACTAATATCACTAGATGCAGCAAACCCGGATAAAATATCACCATGCTCTTTTTTAAATCTCTGCAATTCATCATCAGCTATTCTAGAAAAATTTTGTTGATTACCGTAAAGTCCTTGACCATAAGTTGATTGCATAATTTGTCTTTCAAAGCTTTTTTTATCTATTTGCCAATCACCATTTATCCATTCATGTGAGAAAATAGTATAAGGGTTGCCCTTTATATAAAACTTATTATTTTTTTTGAATAAGATGTCCAATGTAACATTAATGTTATTATCAACTATACCATTTTTAGTTGCTTCTTCTAAAGTGTATTTTTTTTGAAAGCCTGATGCAATGTTTCTTCCAACTAGGCCATTAAAGTCGCTTTTATTAAAAAATTGTGTTAGTTTTTCAGTTTCTGGATAACCGGGAGGCGTTCTAAGAGATACCGATTTATTTAATTTAACTAGTGGGTTAAAATAAACAGTTTCACTTTTAATCTTAGGAACTGACATATCTGGTTCATATTTTATTTTAGGATATCCTCTAATTCTTGTGTTGATAAATATTGTTAATGTGTTAGGGAATGACATACTTATAATACATTAAGAATATTAAAATGAGGTTTTAATTATTTTGAACTACTTCTTTAAAATTGGAGTATAAGTTTTGTTGTTGTTGTTTTTGTTTATCTTTTCTGGCTTTTTCCAATACAGCAATAGCTGTGTTAATTTCATCATCTGAAACAACTCCATCATTATTTGTATCTGATGATTGCTGTAATCTACTTAATACTCTGTAATTCTGTGGAACAATGCAAAATGTGCTTTCTTCATTGAATAAATGGTCTGACAAAATAACAAATACTGCGGTCAACCCCAACGCCGCGTATATATCACGAGTACCCATCCACGCCATTGCAAATACGAGGATTTGTTTAGTAACGGACAATTTAAGGTATTCTTCAGTTGACTTGCTAAATTGAATAGTAATAAACTTTGAGCCAACGTTAAGCAATATCATAATGCACCCGGCAAAAAACTTGCTGTTATTAAGATACAATACGTGGTTGTGAAGATAATTTATTGCATCCATAAAAACATTAGAAGGTCCTGGTTTTGGAAGTTTATTAATATTAGGTGTAGGGTTCTTTGCCATATAATTAAATGATATAATAAAAAGAACAAAAAATAATCATTAAAATATTTAATAATTATTCGTATTACATTAATCTAAATCGTTTAAGAAAAACGCGCGTTGTGTTAGAAAAGTGTTCTATTTTATTGTTTGTGTAAGTTCTAACTTTTCTTGCAATAGGGTTATAAAGTTGGTTAAGTATTGGATAAGAAGTAAATCCTTCTTGTTGAACCTTATTTGTAAGCATACCAATTGCAATTCCTAAAATAATAATTGTCAATAAAAACAATATGCTGTTTTGAAATGTTTTCTTCATTGTCTTATTATAACGCAATATAATTTTACTAATTATTTCTACATGGTTGCAGGTGGAGTTAAGGCAGTAGCGGTTGCGGGTGCAGGCTTCAATGTAGTGGCATCGCTAGTTGATTTAGCAGTTCCGGTGGATTCAGATGGTTGAACGTTAGGATTTTGCACTTTCATAGAAGGAACTTCATTAGAACATTGTGGTGCCGTAGCGCATTTAGCGGCTAACATAATGTCCGCCTGACTACATTCTTCTTGTTTAGGAGAAGATGCTGGTGTAGAAGTTTTTTTATCAGCAACCATGCCTTCAACAAATCCTTCATAACCAGTGTCAAATAAATAAACATAAAAAACGAGTGCAACAATAGTAGCTGCTAATCCAACGAGAGTATTGTAATTTGTTAATAGTATGATAATTAGCAATATAATGGCTTTTCCAAAAACAGTATTAGCAGATTTGCTAAATATAGCAGGATATTGGACAACTAAAATAATAAGAAGAACAAAAACAAGCGCCAACACATTGTGCTTGCTGGTGTTGTATAGTATTAACTTATTGACTTTGTTAAAAATATTCATCTTATAAATATTGTGAATATTATTTTTTGCACTGTTCAAGTTTTTCTAATTTCAGTCTGTTTTACAAATTATTATCTTATTTTTTATTAAGAGAATGTCTTTAGCAATGTATGCAGCACCATTTGATAATGAAAATACCCGGGTAAATAGTAAAGATAAAGATAATGATAATGACGGGCCAATAGCTAGAAAAAGAATGTCAAATAATAGAACTCAAAAGCGAATTCCTAAAGAGAACGCATATTCAGATAAAGTAAATTCTGTTTTACAAAGCATTCATAATTTGCCAGACCAGTCGGACAACTCTAGTGACTTGGCCGATTTTCATCCATTGCCACCACCAACTTCTGTTGGTGTAGAGCAGACTAAATTGAGAGAGAACATGGAGAACCGTGATGATGAAGAGGAACAAACAAAACAACCAACAGAAGAGTATTACAAGAGATTTATGCCAAACTATGAAAAGCTATACAAAAATTCTCCTGCCAACATGCCATATTATACGCAACAACAGCAGCAACAAAATCAATTACAAAATCAAGGTCAAAATTATGGAGCGCAGAGTGAGAATAGTGTTTTGCTAGAAAAGTTAAATTACATGATTCATCTTTTAGAAGAACAACAAGACGAGAGAACTGGAAATGTAACAGAGGAGATTATATTATATTGCTTTTTAGGAATATTTATTATTTTCATTGTTGATTCTTTTGTGAGGGTTGGAAAATACGTGCGCTAACCAAAAAACAAAAAAAACATTATGCAATACTGATTTAAAAGCTAAATCAGTATTACTATTATAAACATGTCTTCACCAAAAGTAGTCATTGGTCTTAATGCAAATAGTTCTATTACTCAAATGTCAAACAATGCAACATCTATTGGGTCAAGCGCTGGAAGCGTAATCTGCCAAATGCCAAATAACGCGACGGCTATTGGCGCGAGTTCTTTAAGTTCAAATACGCAAATATCTTTTAATGCGATTACACCTGGTCCCACAGGCCCTACAGGTCCCACTTTCTTTATAACTGGTCTTACTGGCCCTTCCGGACCCACTGGTCCTTCACAACCAATTGAAGAGTCTACCGTTGTTCTGGAAGAGCATGTCGCAAACAACCGCTGTTGCGTTAAATGGTTTTAATGCAATATAAAAGTTTTATTAGCTTGAAAAGTGTGATATGCAAAGTTATAAAAAAAGTAAGCGGTTGGGCTTACCATTGTTGGTTTAGTCCTCATCTTCAACGCATTTACAATTAAATAGTTGTCAGACATTTCTTCTACAACTGCAAACTTGAATCCGTCTTGTTTACAAATCTTCCATAATGCAACTTTATATCCATGAATAAAAATATCTGTTTCTCTCTTTGAAAAACAATTGATAGATGCAAAACAACACAGGGCTTCACATTTTTCTCTTATAAATGTGCATGTTTTTCTATAGAAATATGCACTTTTTACTTCTCCATCTTCAACAATCATGTAAATATAAATATTTTTACTCCTTATAAGCTCCATAATATTTGTTATTTCAGGTTGAATGCATATATCAAATTTTGAAGCAGTATTTTCTCTCATGAAATCAAAAAGATGATGTATATTTGATTTACCACATTCAACAATAGTTAGTTGTGGCATCAAGTCTATGGGTTTATTCCATCCAAACATATCAAATCCATAAGTGCTATAAATACATAGTGGAACTATCCCGGTTAATTCATCTTCTCTCTTGAACAATGAAACAACAATTTGTCTGGTATGATGACGTTGGTTATAATGATGTGTTTGTATTATTTGAGGAGCTATGCCCTTCTTGCGATACAGTTTATCTACGCATAAATGGTCAACATAATGCACATCAAAATTAGCGTCTCCTTTATTTGAGTGTGTTGCGTTATTTATTACAACAGTAAGAGGTCTTGTGGTCATAACACCGACAAGTTTCTTATTTGGAGCAGTAGTGCCTTTTTTTAAGTTCATTAAAAGTTCATCTTCATAATAAAATGAGAAAAAACTGGCTGCATTATGACCTTCAAAATAAGCCATAATATTATTTTTCTTAGGAAGATAACAGTTTCCAGCGTTTTGTAAATAATTTGCTCTAATAAAACGGACAAATTTATTGATGTTAATTTCGCTTACAGAGTCATATTTAATGGTTTCAATTGCATTAAAATTGCAATACTTATTTTTCTCTGGAAGTTCGGGGTCAATAATTCCCGGCGGAAATAAATAATAGTGAAAATCATAAAAGTGAAAAACCGGTTGTAAAGTCCAGAATCTAAAACGCATTTTGATGTAAGCTACAATGCATAAAATAATGGCCACTACAATTAATATTATGTATAGAATGTATTGATACATAATATTTTATATGACTTAAATATATTGTTGTTTACGCGGGCTTTTGAAAAATATATAAATACTGATATTCATAACCCACTTTAATAAGGTCAATCTTGCCTTGAACAATAAACCCTGCATTTTTGGCCATGGTTAGAACGTCTTGTTCGCTTTCCATATACATTTCGTGTTCTTGTTTTCTAAAAACTTTACCATCATCTTTATTTTGAAACTTCTCAACAAATTTGGCTGTATTCTTGGTGTTGTCTAAATCAAAATCAGCACTATATTTGAAATCATTAAAAGTTACCTTACTATTTGTAATGCGTTTCTTGGCATATCTTTGAGGAGTTAACATTACTAATGGGTTTGCAGGAGGTAAAATGGGGTCAAACATGTCTCTATTTACAATGTGAACAACCAAGGAACCTCCAGGCATTAACCAGTTCATGCAATTGTTGAAAAATTGATTCTTATCTTTGATGTAATATAATGTAAAGTATAGACATAAAATGTGTGTAAAACTTTGAGGTTGAAATTGTGTTGCATTTAAAACATCTCCTTGAACAAAATCGTATTCTGGATAATTTTCCTTTGCTTTTTCAATCATAGAATGAGAGTTGTCTAAACCAATTGCTTTATAACCCTTTTTATTAAGTAATCCCACGTGATGTCCAGTTCCTGAACCAACGTCTAATATAATACTTTCTTGAGTCGGTTTTGTAGCATTGACAATTTGACCAACTTCATACTCATCTTTCAAGCCGCTGAATACAAGAATATCATATATATCGCTGTAAAACTCGTCATAAATGTCGCTTCCAGTTTTAAACATGAATTTATCAGTTTGCTCAAAGCCTTCTTTTGTTCCACTAGTTTTGAATATAGCAAGAGCAATTAATAACAAAACTACAAAAAATAGCACCTTACCCCAAGTGGAAGATTTTTTATAAATGGTAGAAATTGACTGTAATGGTTTGGATATAAATTTCAACGACATTTCTTCTATATGTATTGTTGTGATTTTTTTTGTTTTCATATAAATTATAAAATGGCTGATTCAGAAATAAATGATGTGAGAGAACAAAAAGATTTTAAAGGGATTACGTTTTCTGAATTTAAAAAAACAGATGCAAAAAAAGAATTACTAAATAATTTAACCAAATCAAAGATAGAACAAGCATGTTACTGGAGTGCAGAATTTATATGTGCTGGACACTATTCAGATTTATGGGAAATTATTCTTTATTTTTACAGTAAGTATATTCATTTAGGAAATCCTAAACTTGCAATATATCTTGATTTAAGAATCCAGAACTTTAAAGAAATTATAACAAATGGTTATGCCGGACATGAAATAAAGATGAGAAATAGTGATAAGATGCGAAAGTTGTTTTGTGAAATAATTTGCATTCTTTGTTATGCAAAGAGGAAACATAGTTTTGACGAAGTTAAAATAAAAAAAGATGATTTTGATATGATGCACATTGCAGATAGATTAAAGGCACCAAACGCTGCGTATGCAACGGATGTTATATTACCAGGAGACCCCAAAGAATTATATATAGCAATAAATGAATTTACATATAATATATCCAAGGATGGAAAGAACAGCATAAACGCATGTTATTGGATTGAATGGATATCAGAATATGAAATTATGTGTAATAAAAAAAAAGAAGTTTGTAAATGCGAGAGAAGAATGAAAATGCCAGTTGATAATAAAAGTCAATTGGATATTATTTGGATTATATGGGACGCATTATTAAAAGAGACGGAAAAACATCACAAGTTGGTTCAAAAAATAATGAAAAGTTTGTTGAATTTGTTTACTCTGAGATATTCAAATGGATGCAGTAGAAAAAGGAGATATATATTATATTATGCTGTGGCTCTTCTTACCGAGCCTATAAATTTAGAGGAGGATTTATTAAAAGAGAAGGATACTATTAATATAGTAACTGGGAAGATTGACAACATATATAAACAAATAAAGAAAAACGAGAAATCTCCACAAACTGACTATTTATTTACAAATGTTAACAAGAGTAATTTAGACAAAACGATTGCAAAGTTGGAAAAGATGAATACTTTTGGTGAGGCTTTTGTCCCACGGCTTTAAATTAAAAAAAAGATTTAATATCATGAAATTATATAATGGCAAAAACAAGAAGCAAATTGTTTTCAAGGGCTAACAAGGGCACAAGAAGAAATCGTGGGTCCTTGCAAAAGTTTGAACAGGATGTTGTCGTCAAGTTTTTAGAAGTTTTAAATATGATTAAGTTGTATCACTGGAAAACACATAGTTACGCCACACACAAGGCTACTGATAATTTGAATGACAAGTTACACGAGAACGTGGACTCATTTGTTGAGGTATTGTTAGGAAAGCGTGGTGATAGAGTTAATTTGACGTATAAAAAATCCATTTCTCTCAAGGATTATAATTCCCCCGAAGCATTTAAGAGAGAACTTGAAAAGTTTAAGAGTTATTTAGTAGGATTAGATAACTGTCAAGCTTTAAAAACTATGTCAAACAGCGATTTATTCAATATCCGTGATGAAATGTTGGCAAATGTGAATCAATTTTTGTATTTATTGACTTTCAAATAAAACGAAAAAACGAAAAACCAAAAAATGAATTTATAATAAAAATTTAATATATTGATTTTTATTATAATGAATAGCTCACCAAATACATATTCAGCTCCGGCTCCTTTAACGCCAACTTATACTCCAACAACAACTTATGGAACTACTGCTACTGGTTCTACATTTCTAGGCATGTCAGTAACAACCTGGATAATTGTTATTTTAGTTCTTGCAATTTTAGGATTTAATATTTTTGCATATTTAGCAAATGGAACAAAATACTTTTCAGACACATTTGGGCCTTATATTAGATATATTGGAGGATTATTTGGAAATACCGCAGCAAGTGTTACAAAAACAGTTACAAATACTGCGGCCACTGGAACCAAAGCAGCCGTAGATTTAGCGGCTGGAACTGTAAATACTGCTGTTGATGTTACTCAACAGACCGCCGGAGCTGTTACCGGTGCAACCGCATCATCAAGTTTAACTGGCAGTCAAAAAACAAATTCAAACGCACCAGTTACTTCACAAGATACTACACCAAATAATCCATTAAATAATGCGTTGAAGCACGCAAATCCACAAACCCAGCAACCTGGACCCTTTAGCGCAGATGACGCTACAAGCACAATACAGTCCAACAAATCATCCAGTAAATCTGGCTGGTGTTACATAGGACAAGAACAAGGTTATCGCAGTTGTTTACAAGTTGGTGAAAATGATACCTGCATGTCTGGTGATATTTTTCCCAGTCAAGAAATATGCGTCAATCCTAACTTGAGGGCTTAGGTAGACCCTTGAAAACAAAAGTAACGAGTCCCGTTATGGGGTCTTTGCTTCTTGAATCCACAACGGGTTCACATTCACTATAAATGCAGTCAAATATGTGTTCCCATTCCATCCATGCATAGTTGCCGCTAGCACAAGAGTCAGAACGAAATTTTCCAAGATTTACATACCATTTTAATCCTCCCTCTCTCCATGGTTTATAGTCATTTTCATCTGTAAGCATGGAATTAACATGCCATTCGCCGACGCTGCTATGAATTACAAGTTTTTCGCCTGGACCCACGCGTAAACAACGCAACGAGTTAGACCCATCAACCCATGAGTCAACCATAATAGGCAATTCTGTGTTGTTGTGAAAATTAACATACTTGGTAAGAGATGACATGTCAACTGATTATAAATTCTATTGCTTTACAATATTTATAATCAATTTTTTTAATTATTGCAGGGTATTTGTGCAGATGCTGGAAATATGGCTTTTGCTCCTTGTGGCCATTTGTTTCCACTGGTGCCATTTGTGCGTTTAACTCTAGGATAATATGTTGGCAAACCATCCGAATAACACAAATACTGAATGGGTCCAGGAACGTCTGAATCTGTTGTAGGAAAACAGTTTTGATTCTTTGTTTCGCTGAAAATATAACCAGTGCAAATGTCTTGACTAATATTACAAACAAGTGTTCCGCCGTCAGGAATTACATTTGTATCCGGTGTTGTATTAACTGCATAAATTGGAGGCAAAACGGGGTCAACGCCGCCATTTTTTTTGGGCGGTACATATGGAGGAGGAACAACTGGCGGTGGGTCTGGACCACCAGTTCCCGAGCCACCATTATTTGTAGGTAAAGAATAATAAGTATTTGTCATATTAGTTGGACATGTAAGAGGTGCATTAGTATCTTGTAACAAAAAAACTGAAGAGTTGATTAAATCATTTTCTCCTCCTCTACCATTTAAATTTACCAACACAGTTGGGTTTATTGTATTTATTTTATTATAGCCAACCCGTTTTAAACTTCCGGTATTAGGATTTGTATAGCTTTGAGTTTGAGAAGCCCATGTCGTTGTACGATTTGTCCACATTCCTCTAGCAATTTGCGCATAACGTTGTTGTTTTGTAATATTTGCACTATTAATCTTATATTGCAATACATTTCCCTTTTTTAAAACCTCTAACAGATAACCTTGACCATTTTGAAATTGTATAGGGGCATTTGAATATGCGCATTGATTTTCAAAGCGATACCATTCTCTAGGTGGTTTTGGATTATAATCTGAGCCAAGATATGGCATTTTATATACTTATATACATAATAAATATATAAAACAATTTGGTATTACTTTACTATTTGTGGTGGTTTATGTGCGAGTTCCAACGGGATTAAATTGGTCGCCTGCTCCAGCAAAAAACCATCTTAAAGACAAGTAGTTGGCGTTCTTCATATTCATTGCTGAATAACCAACCATTTTTGTATTAGGTCCACTCTTGACTAAATTGTATATAGCAGCCGTTCCCAAAGAATAATCATAATACCACAAGTTTGAAATATAACCAGAAAATCCTCCATTTAATGCAATGTTAACATCTCCATAATTTTGCTTAGGAACACTGGTTAATTTCAAACTCTTGGTAATAGTTCCGTTAATATAAATGTCTAAATTGGTGTTTCGGCATCTAATAATAACATTTACCCACTTATTTAAAGGAATGTCATTAACAATAACTTCTTCGTTTATGTTATTATATGTATTCATAATGACCTTTAATGCGTTTGTATTGGGCATAATATATAAACCAGGAGCATTGTTGGGGAAATTGAGTCCAGTGTCCGCGACATTGGTGTTTCCTTTGCTAAAAATGTGCCTATATTTTGATGATTGTGTGTCGTCAATAAATACCCATACAGACCATGTAAATTCAATTCCATTGGGCCCATTAATAGAACGAATAATTGGTTTTGAATGAGCTTGTGATGGGTCTTGAGGTATTACCAATAACTGCTTTGCATCAACCATGCCATCAATTAAATGTGGTGAATTATTGGGACCAAAAAACCAAGATAAAATGCCAATAGAAAACTGCAAAACAACAATAAAAATGAGTATTACTAATAATATGAATGAGACGCGTGCAATCAAACTACTAGAGTTCATAAAATCTTTTATTCCGCTTCCTCTTCCAGTGCTTTGTGTTGTAAAACTACTGTTATCCATCTATATATATTATAATATAAGAAAAACATTGTTAAATTGTAAATCCCCCAGTATCTGTGCCATTATTTGAAAAATTTACCTTAATTTGGTATTTCCCAAAAAGATTGGATAAAAAGCTCTTACCGTATCCCTTTTGGTAAATATTCCAAGCCGTTTGAGGGTCGGTTGAGTTTGGGAAATATTGGAATTTTGATGTCCACCCGGCAAACCCACCTGAAGGAGTTACATAAACGTCAGCGCTTTGATTAATCTTTGGAACCCCTGGCAAAACACAAGTTTTTACTAATTTTCCGTCTAGATAAACATCAAGAGTTCTACCATATGTGCTAATTAACAAGTTTACCCATTTTTGTATAGGAACATTGCTGACAGAGCACGTGTGAACTATAGAACCGTCTGCACCTCTAACAGAGTCTCCTGATAAAACGCCAGCTGCTCCAGGATAACACGTTAACATAATTGAAAGATTGTTTTCAATACTTCCTAAAACAACCGCGGGACAAGGATTTTTGCCCGACACACCAGAAACTGTTGTTCCTGTTGTAGTCGTTGAACTACCCATGCGACCAAACACCACCTTATTCTCTCCATATCTATAATTCCAGTCATTAATATAAAACCATATTGAATATGTAAAATTACTAGAGTTGGCTACAGAACCTGTGGCCAAAGATTTGGCAGAAATAGTTTGCATTGTTGTTCCTGAACTTAAGTTGCTCAAAGTGTTAACATCTGAAAACACATACCTAATTACAATATAAAGCAAAACAACAATAATAATTATAAGAAGAACATTCTTAATCTCCATAATATAATATATTCATAGAAATTATCTTAAATATATTATGATTAAACACCGTTAAAATTGTCATTATTTGCTGTAGCAAACCATTTAAATGACAAATAGTCGGTTTTTGTGTTATTTGTGTCGGCCTTCATTGGCTTATCAGGATAAGCTTCCGAATCTGGAACCGCCGTTTTTACATCAATATTAATTGGAATTGTAATTACTGGTGGATTTGCATTTATATTTGCACCCTTTAATACGTCTTTAACAATGGATTCCTTGGAAGAATTTACAACAGGTGGGGTTTTATTTTTAACAAGGTTGTACAAGTAATATATTTGAGGCATCTTCAGTTCTGTATTAAAAAATGTAACATTGCAAATTCCTCCATGTATTCCATTATTAGAGCCAATTGTAAGCGTATCTTTTGACATTTGAGGAACAGATTCGTTTGTAGATTTCACCAATTGACCATTATAAAAAATGTCTAAAGTTCCATTGCTATAATTAATAATTATGTTATTCCATTTTTGTAGCAATACATTTGGCAACTCGTAAATTATAATATTACCGTCAGCGTCTAACTCTTGAGGATTTCTTAATCTACTTGCGCTTCCAATAGCAGGTTCGCCGTCATTTTGCAATATTATTCTAAGTTTATTTTCCGCAGCATTATATAGTACATTTGGTTTATTTCCATAATTTAACAATGATGTATATTTATTCAATGAACTGCTAACACTAGGGCTCATTGCATCAATAAAAACCCAAAAAGATATAGCATACTTATAATTATATGGATTGTCATCACTTGTTCCATTTAAATTGTCATAAAGCCCAATTGAGTTTTCAGTATTTGTATAAACGGGACTATTCACCAATAATGTTCCACCTTGTTTTGATATATTAGTCTGTACAATTTTTCCAAGAAAGAAATAAATAATATACAATAAAATAGTAACAATAAGCAAAACATAATATGCAGTTGGAGTGTTTTTAGTGGCTTCTATAGTTGTATTTAACCCATTCCAAAGACCACTTAACCCGGTTTTTCCTGCAGAAGCTGCCGCCCCGGCACCAAATCCTAGAAAACTTAAAATTGGGTCAAGAATACCAACTAAAATGCAAGGAATGTAAAATATTGTATTAATAATAAGTCTAAAGAATGGACTCTTTTTATAATAGTTTCCACCAGTAACCAACTTGAAAACTAGAGCTAATAATGCAAGAACAATGCATAAATTTAAAACAAAAGAAATTATGCCAGATTTACTAGATAAGCCTTCAACTCCAGTAACCAACCATCCAATTAGTATACCAGAAAATATTAGACCAAATAACAACATGAAAACTTGTCTGGCTATTTTTGTAATATTTGCCATACTTGTATCAAGATTACCCCCAGTATCTCTCAATTTAACGTCAGAGAACGAGAGAATGCCAAAAAATAAAATCCATAAAATAAAAATAATAATAAGAAGAATAACAATGCCAGAAACTTTTGTAGTTTTATCAGTTCCAGCAATACCAGTTCCTGTTGTAAATCCACCAGGATATGCCAAAATTCCAGCCACAATAACAATTAAAAATATCAAAAACCCGATTCCACTGAATAGCCCCATTTTTGATAAACCTTTAAATAACCCGCCACCAGATGCATCGGCTCCGGGCAATCCGGTAACTCTTGAACCTTGTATTGTTGGAAGAGTCATAAGAGTAACTAAATAAAGGAATCCAAATATGGCTAATAGAATTGTTACAACGAGAGAAGGGCCAAAATAAGCTTTTAAATAGCCTCCTGGGTCTACTGTGTAAAATAATAACATAAAAACAATGAGACAAAAATATATAAGAGCGTATTTAACGCGTTCATAGTTTAAGTCAAAACCATAAAGCTGACCTTTTTCCATTGCTAAATAAAATAAATAAATTCCTATCAACATGGTTATTGGGAAAAATAAAAAGGAATAAGCATCAACTATTCCCCGAGGTACATTTCTATAAAGAATAATAAGACCAATTATGTATCCCGCCAATAATAATACAAATTTAATTTTACCGATGAAAGTCAAAAAATCTTTATAATTAGGTATAGTCATAAAAACAATCAGCAAAATTGCTAGAGTAAAAGATATTATCATCATTGCTGTGTCATTTTCCTTTTGAGTTAATGTCGGTGCTTCTGGTAGTTGCGCAGATTTTGAATAAATTAAACCTACAACAACGGATATAAGAACCAACATTACTATTATAAATGTTGCGTATATGAGGGGCGTTTTTATTTTTGAGTAATCGTAATTGTTAGCAGACCCTGCACTTGTAGTATTTAATAATGGAATTGCTGTAGCTGTTGGAATCTTGTTCATAATATATAATTACATTATATTTTATGAAATTTTTGCTCAACCTTATTCCATTTTCTCAAAGGGCGTGGATGGGTTGTTTTACATGTTTTCCATGGCTGTTTTTTTACCATGACAATCTCTACATAAAGCGACCAAATTGCCTACTTCATTTGTTCCACCATATTCAAGTCGTTTAACATGGTCAACTTCAAACCACGCATTTAATTGTTGGTTGCAGTCTCCACATTTCCAACCTTGTTGGGATGCTACATATTTCTTTTTAGTTTCACTTACAGAGCGTTTTGTGCTTTTTCCACCAGACTGTAATATTCTTTTTTCTGCATTCATTGTTCCAGCGTCAGATGATGCACCCCCTTCTTCATTATTCAAGTCTCCCATAAAACTTGAGTTGCTAGATGTTGTTGTAAAATCTATTAAAGGACTAAGCATATCCATAGAGGATTTATCAATTGGCATATATTTAACCACATTATTTGCATGAAGCAAAAGGTTTTTGCATCTAGCAGGGCTTCGTTTAATCATAAGATAAAATACAATACCTAAAAATACAAAAAATGCTATTTGAAAGTATTTTTTATTTTTCATTATCATTTTTGTGTATTTTCCATCATAGTAAGTATTGTAAGCTAAAAA